TATCAGTATTGTTTGCATAAGCAACTCTACATTCATAGCCAGTTGCTTTTAAGTACCATCTATTATCACTCATAGTGTTCCATTCTGCAAAAACTATATCACCACTATTTGTACCATAGTCATTGCCTGATGTACTACGACCTAACAAACTTCTTGAATATTCAGATTTAGTAGAAGTAGTAGCATTTCCAGTAATAGATATACCCCAAGTTCCACTTGCGCCTGTACCTGTGAGAGTTGGAGAATAAGAATTATAGTTACCTGAATGAAGCAGAGTGTACCAATTACCCCAAGATGCGCTTTTACACCTAACCTTAACAATAGTATCGAGTATATCATCAAAAGCCATTTGAGCTCCATAATCTGTTGAAGACCAAGGTATAGATAATATCATTCCATCATTAGAGGAAAATCCTACATTATTACTTTCGGTTGTTTTAAACGTAGCATATTCAAATCTATTCGCAGTAATAAAATTATCAATCTTTTCTTGACTGTCAAGCATACCATTGTTTACTATTCCATTTGCACTTCCAGCAGATGCTGCATAGTTTACAGATTGACTGCCAATATTTCCGGAATGTATAACTTCTTGGTCATAAATATAAGCTGTTGCTCCTTGAATAGATTCTTTAATAAAAAATGCAACATTATTAGACTGAAACTCTATAAATTTCATATTACCACCTTCTACATTTATTGCCCATGATGTATTTGTCCCTCTATGAAAATATAATTTTGGAGAATTACCACCTGACGGAGCACTTAAATATAAATCACCTGTCATTGTATCACCAGACTTATTTACCTTGCTGCTAATATCTTGATGAGAAGTTAAAAATGTAGCACCTTTAGTAAAAGTAATACTAGTTCCATTTTTAACAACACTAGTAATAGCATTACCTGTTCCAGTTACAGTTATACTAGTAGCACCATTATTTTCAATATTAGATATTCTACTATGAAGTTTATAAATAGAACTAGCACTAGCTATTTTACTTCCTTCATTTTGAGGGTCAGAAGTAATAGCAGTAGCATAAGGAACTATAGTTCCATTTAGTCCACCTCCATCTCCAGTAGAAGGTGTATATGTTCCATAAGCACTAACTCCACCTTGTACTCCAAGATGAGCTGTTTTCTTACTATCAGCACTAACTATTTCAAGTATATTAGGGTCTCCACTTTTTGTTCTAAGAATAATATTACCAATTTGAAAAGAACCACCAGTATTACTATCTCCAATAAATAAACCAGTAGGAAGATTATGACCATCTTCAATACCACCTAAAGGTAGAACACTAAGTCTACTAAAGGTTTTCGTTGGAGTAACATAATCTATATTATCAAAATCTGTAGTATCTTGATTAGCAACATGTAAATAGAACAATCTAATATAGTAGAACATTGTTACCATACTAGTACCTTGAAGAATAAAACTATTAAAGTTTCCACTAAGTACACCATCACTATTCCAATGAATATTTCCTCCAGCTAAATAACCAGTACCATCATGTCGAAGAAGACTCATAGCATAATCAGTACCAGGAATTTTAGTTTTAAGTTCTTCACTAGTAAAAGTATCACGGTCTATCATAGGACCACCATACCAAGCAGCTATAGAAGTTTTATCTCCTTTTACAATACCATTCATACCAGCTGTAACTTTTTTATTAACATCTTTAAGTTGAATTGCGCTAGTAAGAACTAAACCTCCATTAATTTCTGTTGTTTGATTAAGAGCGTCTTTAAGATATTTGTATGAAGTAATATCAGTACCCATACTGCTAAGTACATCAGCTTGACAAATAGCAAGATATTGTTTAACTGCTTTAATCTTCTCTTGAAGATTCTTATATTTAGTATTAGCTTCTCCTATATTAACTTTAGTTATTTCAGTATTAGCATCTATAAGTATATTAATAAGATTCTTATATTCAGTCCAAGCTGTATTCATAACAGTATTGGCTTCTTCCAACTTACCTTTATTAGCATTATCATTAGTAAGATATTTAGATGTAATAATATTATTAACTTGATCTACAACAGCAGCAACTTCATTGTTAGCTTGATTTAACAAATCAGTAAGTCTAGCTTTCTCAGAAGAATCAAGTACTCCATCTTTAATAAACTCATTAAACTTATTATTAATACCAGGAATTGTTGTATTATTAATAGTATTAATCTTATCATTTACTATATCAATAGCATTAGTTAATTCAGTTTGACCAACGTAACGAACTTTCTTTTTCCAATTAGTTTCATCAAAGTTTGTATTATTAGAAACAGCAGTAAGCATATCTCCTTTATAATACTTAACACCATTAACAGTAGCATCTTCAGGAAGAATCCAAAGGTCACGTTCTTTATAACCTTTACATATAACACCAGTTCCAGCTTTGGCATCAGCATAAGAATCTACAAATATAGAAGACTTGCCATCTATAGTATCAAATATATCTTTAGGAATATCCATTTGTTCCCAAGCACTACCATTCCAATAATTAGTAGTACCATTAGTAGTATTATACCAAATGTCACCTTCGTGAGAAGCTTTATCTGTCCAATTAGTACTAGGGTCATTTACTTGATACCAAGTTTCAGCTTTACCATCAAGCTGACCTTTAATACCAGCAAGTTCTTCATTTATAGCAGCACTAAAATCAGCTAAATCTTTATCTTCCGATTTAACCCAATTAGTTCCATTATAAACCCAAGTTTCAGTTTTATCACCAACTTGTTTAATCCATAAATCACCTTTATCAAAAGGTTTAGAAGGAGTAGTATCAGAATAGAATATACGACGTTTACTACCAGCTAAGTCTCCAGCAGCTCCAGCTTTATCATCTGCCACTTTAGCAGCTTTCATAGCTTCATTAAAGTCAGCATCTTTTATTTGTATCCAAGCACTACCAGTCCAACGATAAGAATGATTATTTTTAATATCATAAACTATATCACCAATATGTTCTGAACGAATAGTTTCAGTATTCCAAGTATTAGCAGGAGCATTATCTACAGTAGGTTCATATTCTAGATACCAAACAATAATACTTTGGTCTTTTTGTTGCTTAACTTCATCAACAAGATTACTAAACTTAGTTTCGTATTCATTAGTCCACTTTTGAATAGTAGCAATAGCTTCAGAATAACGAGAAGCTAAAACCCAATCATCAGCATTAAATGATTCATTCTTTGCAACAGCTCTAGCTATATCATTATTAAACTTACCTTCAAGAGTAGCATTAACCCACATATCACCAACTTGATAATTAGTAGGTTTAGTCTCACCATAGAATACTTTCATCTTACCGTTAGCTGTAGCTTGAGCATGATTAGCAGCTTCAAGTGCAGCAACAATATCGTTATCCTTAAGACGATTCCAACAATAAGGATTAACATCATCGTTGTATTTAGTAAAACGATAAGCATAACCAGTAATTTGGTCATAATATAAATCGCCTATATGTATCTTCTTTAATTCGTTAGTATTCCAATCTACAGCAGGAAGATTATCAAGAGTAGGTACACCTTCATAAAACCAAGTTTCAATAGCTCCATCAGCTTGATTCTGAAGATCTTTAATTACTTGAGAATTATTAATAAGATTCATTACAGTTTCTTCATCTACTCCACCATTATCTTTGATGTATTGGTCAAGGTCTTTATCTCCAATACTAGAACCTATTTCAAGATTAGCTTTAATATTAATCTTACCATTCTTATATTTAATATAAGTTTTAGGATTATCACCTTTATCTCCAATATACATATCACCATATACATTGAAGAAAGCTTTACCATTATAAACACCAAATTCTACATACTCTTTATTAAGTAAAGTATAATAATTTATTCCAGCATAAAGAGTAATACTAGGAGCATAATTATCAACAGCGTTAAGAACTAAAGCTGTTTGACGTTGAGTATCATTTAATCTATGACCTAATTGATTAAGAATATCTCCTGGAGCAGGAGCATCAGAACCAGAGTCAAAATCAATTTGACTTAAATCAACATAATGATACTTCTTACCATCAATATCTACAGTATCAGAACTAACATTAACTACAAGTCTCCAAAGATAACTATTTTCTACTTTATGATAAGTACCTTTCTTAACATTGAAAGTTTTAGCTTGAGCTTGGTCACCAACTTTCCATTTATTATCTATTTTTTCACCATCTTGTTCACCAAGAAAATAACAACGATAAACTTCTTGATTAAGAGTTTCATTTACAAGATTACCTTCTTCATCTTCTACTTGAGAAATACTCCAAACATCAGTTTTTTCATCATGCTTAAATACTGGAGCATCTATTTTAATTCTATCTACATAAGCAACTCTAATACTACCGGCAGGAGAAATAACTAACTTACCACCAATAGTATCAACATTAAGTATTTGAAGAGTTTCAAATATAGCTTTAAGACGAACATAAAGATAATCTGTAGTAAGATGTGTCTTACCTATTTTGTCTACAGACCAAGTACCTCCTGTATAAGCAGTAGGTTTACCAATAGTTAATCCATTAAGAAAATCATATATTCCATTAATAACTTCATCGTTTAATTTCTTAGGATAAAGAGAATCACTCTTTAATGCAGAATAAACATTAGTATTACTAGGAACTTTATTACTAGTAGTAGTTATAATATCAACACCTTTACTATAACCACCACCAATAACACCATTATCAAGACGAGAAATAATATCTTGATTAAGTTGAGCTTGAGAAAGTTTATATGCGTAATCCCACCAATTAGTTGTAGATTCAAATAGTCCATCGTTAACAATCTTATAAATCTCACTAATTGTAGGTTTACGAGTACCATCAATCTCTTGAATAGTTGCAGAAGAACTAATAGTTTCCTGGATTTCATTAATATCAGGAATTACTGTAGTAGCTTTAACTACAACTTCTGTAGACTCTTGAGAAGGACTATTTGCGTCTATCTCATTAATAGCAGGAATTTTACTCATATTATTATTAATTATATTAGTAAAAGGAGGAGGACTTTCATGTCAAAATACTTAGTAACTTAAACCTCAATCAGGTTAATAATTTAGTTATATATGCCTCCTCCTTTATTTGTATTTTAGCTTATCAAACTTTGATATAAACATTGTCATATACCCACTTTATTTAGCTTATGAGCACGCTTGATATGTCCGTTATTAGTTAATCATAAACTAATCGAAAGTCGCTTAGAACGTAAATTTCAAAGAAATAAAAATCTTAAATAAAATTTTAACGTCTGCATTATACGTAAAACCCCCAAGACTAATCTCTAGCCTTGAGGGTCACGGACACACATCTAGCATCGCAAGAAGCAAGGGTATTTTATAATTGAATAATACCAGCAGCTCTAAGTTGATTAAGTAGAGTGTTGACAACGCCAGCAAGACTTGCAACAGTTGCAGTTTCAGTATCAACATTTACTATGTTTGTAATAGCTTTAACTCCACCAAGAGTTGTCTTAGTAGCAGCAGGTAAAATATACTCTGTAGGTTTAGCTAATGCAAACTCGCTAACTTTAGTAACACCACCATCAGTACTAATTTTGTATGTTACAGCATGACCTTCATCTGTTATAATAAAAGCATTACCTCCATCAGCAGGAAGCCAACTAGCTGTACCATAAGCTTGATTAATACTGGTAAAAAATGTATGTTTAGTGTCGCCAAGTTTAGCAATATTAGCAGCTTTAATTTCCTCGTTGACACCTACACAAAGTTCAATAATTTCATTAGCATTAATGAAGTCATTAACTTTAACTCCTAAATTACTAATATCAGCTTTTGCAGTACAAAGCTCTTTATCGATAGTATCAACTTTAGTTTCTATTTCAGTTATATCAGCTTCGCCTTTTTGATTAAGAGCTTCTTTAAGAATATTCTTATTATCAAGAGAAAGACCTAAAGCATCAATAGCTTTATTTATTTTTACTTTATCCATATCAATTTATTTTATTATCAATATTCTTATAATCATAACCAAACTTAGATAAGATTGGTTTAATAATCCAAGTCCAACTTACAGGAGCAAGTATAGAACTATTTACAACAAGTTTTACATCAACACCAATAGCATAATATATAACACTAACAATTACTATACTAAAAAGCAACGTAAATTTCTTAATTGTTCTAGTTACATTACCATGACAAAGATAAATAAGTACAGTAACTAGTAAATAAGTTAAAACATTAACTACTATACAATAAGTAAAATCAAAACTATTTATTACTTGTTGTATTATTTGATTTATCGTTTCCATTATCATTATCTTTAATTGTTGCAAATATAGTTTTTTATTAGCAATATCAGCAGTAACTATATATTAATTAACACAATTAAAGCAGCCAATATTTATATTAATACTAGCTGCTTCAAATTATTAATGTTATCGACAATTATACCAATCAATTTGAATACCTTTACGACACATGTCTGCATACCAACGATTAAAAGCTATTCCATCATAACCATCAACATCATCTATTACATCTTTTACATATAGACACAAATGTAATCCATCAGGAACACTACTACCTAAGTAATCAGCTTTACACATATTAGCTACAAATACTGCATCATAAGGATTATCATTATTAGTTAAATGAACATTTGATTGTTTCATCATGTTATCTAACTGTTCTCTTGTTATAGGTTCAAGAGCTATTTCTGTTCCGTTACTATCTCTAGTAGTCATTTTACTAGTTGCAAACTCAACTAGTTTACGATTAAAATGTCTACCATTATAACGAAGATAAACAACCATATCTTCAGGAAGTTCATCATAAACATCAAAACCTTCTTTATACATAAGCTTAGTTATTATAAACGCCCCGTAGAAGGCATGGTTAGAGAAGACTTACCACTACACTCTTCTACGGGGCGGATTTCATATTAATAACGTCCATAACGACCACGCTCACGATGCCCATATTCTTCTCTTTCGTGATAACGTTCTTCATCGTCATAAGGATTACGCTATGATACTTATTTTCTTTTTATTTTCTATTTAAACGAAAATAGGTTCAACATCCTTATTAAGGAGTGTAGCTTCAGAAGTAGCAAGTCTAAAAGCTCTAGAACTTTCATAATAGTCATTACTCATTTTAAGCAAATGTCTAGTAGCTTGAACAGTTCTATTTAGAATAAAAGCTATAGTACTAATTGTAAATCCAGCATGAACCATTTGTTCAACAACAAGACATCTAGTTAATACAACATTTTCTTCTCTGGATTTTCCTACTACATCTTCTCTTGTAATAGACTTTGCTCCATCAATTCTAGTAACAGCACAACAACTAATAACATTGTCTATTACTCTCCAAATTAATTCTTCTTTCTTGTTCATAAGCAAATCTTTATTATCTAACTGCTTATTCTCCATCTTCTTTAGTTTTTAAAGTTACTTCTCCAAATTTATTAGCTATTTGTTTGTTTACATAGTCAATATAAAGATTAGCTCGTTTAGTATTACCTAAAGCGTGAGCAGCACAAGCAGCTTGGAATATATTCCAACAGTTAAACATTATACTACCATCACCTTTACAACCATAAGAACAATCATTAAGAATTGCTTCACCGGATTGACTAATGACAGTAAGTAATTTTACATATGTATCTTCCCACTCTTTAGGAATAGAAAGAACAATCATTTCTTCATCGTTCATAACAATCTAACTTTATTATTAAACTTAGCAATATCAAAACCTTTAATTTTATCAGAATTATTAAGTACTGCTTTATACATACTAATAGTAGTAAGTTTAAGTACTTTATCTCTATTAACTATAAAACCTTGAGCAGCTAGATACTCAAGAGTTTTAACAACTCCTTCTTCTAGCTTCTCAAGGTTAGCTATAGTGTCATTTTTATCTATCATAAGAACATCTTATTAATAATTAAACACTTTATTATTTATATATATAGAATATTCATTAGTAAGAATAAGTAGTTTATTACTTATTTGACTAATTCTATTTACAGAATCTTGACCATCATAAATGATAGCAAGACATTCATTAGTTACAGCATCAATCCACTCTTCTTTTAGTTTAGTAGCTACACAAATTCCATCCAATTCATAAGCAGAGAAAACATTATAAAGTTTATAATACTCTGTACTAATCACTTTAAATAAGTTTTGTTTTATCAATACCTTGTTCTGTTCAATATTGTTATGAATAATAATTTCGTGACAAGTATTAGCAACAGCCCATTTAAAACTATCAAAAGCAGTACAAATAGCATTCTTTACTTTATTTCGTTCTTTAGTATCAGCATCTTGAAAAGCTTTGTCTAGGACACCATTAAGTTTAACTACGTTTTCACTTACTTGCTTTACAGCAGCAGCCATTTCAACGATAGGTCTATTCCGGTCTTTAGCTTTAAACAAATCAACAAGCTTAATAATAAGAGTATAAGCAAGATAAACTCCACTACTAATAAGCACTGTAATATAAGAAGTATCTTTTATAGATTCAGCTATTATATCATTGATTTGATTAAATTCTTCCATAACAAAAATAAAAAGGAGAACCTCCCCGTAGAAGATGGATAGGTTCTCCTTGAACAACTAATACCTATTAAAATGCAAGAATAGTATCAAGCAGACCAGTAAGTGTAGCATTGTCTGTAGGAACAACAATAGTTAACTCTTGAATAGGAGCTTCGTCACGAGTACGACCATACTTTCTTGGATACTTAAATTGAATTGAGTACATCTTATATGTTGTATCTTCTACCTCCATAGGATAACCAGGATAAATAGAAGCACCATCACGATATACATTAGAGAAACCACGATTCTGAGAACAGAAAGAAGCAAGGTTCTTTACGTAAGCTGCATCAAGTGTTGGAGCTACAGCAGCAGTAATAGTAACATTAGTACCAACCAAATCGTCAGCAGCAATAAGATTCCAACCTTGATAATTCTTCTTAGCTTCAATAGTAACCTTAGCTTCTGCTACAGTTACTTTAAGACCATCAAGTTGCTCATTACCAGCTTCAATCATATTAGTGAATTGGTCGCCAAGAGACTTTGCCATTTTAGCGGCAGTAGTCTTATGAGAACCATTATCAGTAACAGCCCAAGAATAACGTTCATGCTTCTCAGTACCAAGCTTAATAAGCTGAAGAGTATAATCCTTACCAGCAACAGGTTCAGGAATAGTAATCTCTGCCTTAAACTTAACACCTGCTTGAGGAGTAGAAACTGTAACACGTGCAGAAGCAAAATCAATAGGAATTACGATTGCTTGACTATTAGGACGACCATAAGCAATACTAAAATCAGCAGCAGGAGCAGCAGAAAGCCACTTAGAATCATCATCATTCTGCCACATACCAATAGTACCAGCAGCTACATTGGTCAAGTCTTGTGGATTACCAGCAGCAGCAAGAACTGCATCACTAGTACAAATAAATAATTGTCTCATTATTACTTAAATTATAAATTACGTTTAACTAACGAGAATTAGGTTCATAACCTTCGTCTCTAGCATTATTACGGACATTCTCACGTTGTTGTTGCTGTTGAGCACCTTGAGCACCTACAATACCGCCATTAAGAGCAGTACGATATAAATCTACAGCATGCTTAACAATATCAACGTGCATACTCTCAGGAAGTTCACAATCTACGTCTGTACCACCAATGTCTTCATTAAACTTAACAATACCAGGCTTACCAATATAAGATAAACGAATTTCGTTTACTTCAAGACCACCTCCAAACTTATAAGCAGCTGGTGTACTCTTAGTATTGGCATCAGGTTTATCAATGTAAAGTTCAATAGTGTTGTCGTGAATAGTAGCAACAGGACTTCGAAGACTTGGAGCCATTACAAAATCATTAACAACATCAGCAAGATATTGGTCATCTACAAGACGAATTGGGAATATATTAGTAGTAAATGAACTACCACCATCAGCTTTAACATAATCAATGCTTAAATCTACAAGGAAGAAATATTCAATCTTATTAGGTTTACCGTTATCTGCACTACCAGGAGCAGCGTATACGTTATCACCTTTTTTAATTGTGCTATCTTTAGCTTCGCTAGCTATACCAAAATTATCAAGAGGAAGAACATAACTTGCAATGTAGTTAGTCTTTGCAGTAGGAAGTTTAACTTTAGCTTTCCATACTTTATAAAGACTTTTAAGAGCATTAACTTGATTAAGCTTTGAGTTATCAGTGATTACTCTATCACTGGTAGAACCAATGTTTTGAGCAATCACTTGATTTACTGTGTCCGAAATGGAGTTGTTCAGTAACAAGTCTATCTGTGAAGGCAGTATTGCTCTCACATTCTGCATACCCATTTGTTGGGCATAGTTTCTGAACATTTGGTGCATTTCAGCAGTAGTCATATCTTTATCAATTAAAAGAGTTTCAATTTGTTTTCCAACTTATTCTTTAGTCCGTTATTGTCAGGGTTCTTAAAGAATGCAATAGCATCATTAATATTAGCACCAACAAACAGACCATCAGGAGTATTGATTTGTTGATTATACTCTGAACGAACAAGTTCACCTCTAGTAATAAGAATTTCGATAAATGCCTTATCGAGAAGATTCTTGTCAGTAACTATAGAATTAAACTTCTTAGGGTCTTCAGTAGCGAACTTCATAAGGTCATCAACTTGTTCAAGAGAGGTCTTATTAAGACCATCAGAAATATTAAGACCATTAGTTCTACAATACTGAATATAAGCAGCACTAACTTTACTAGGTGAAGATTGAAGTTCAACAAGACGTTCAATAGCCTTCTTACGTTCAACAATAAGCTTAACCTTACGATTCTCTTCTTTAGCAACATCTTTAATAAAGAAACGAAGAGTAGCATTACTATTAATAAACGCTTCATCTTTAGCTACATCAGGATAGTTAAGACAATGACGCCAAATAATATATTCCTCTACGTTATCAGGCATACCATATTGGTACTTAGTTTGCTCAAGACGAGTAATAGCTTCATCACGTTTAACAGCAGCTTTATAAAGCTCTGCTTCATTAGAACGGTCTACCTTTTCATAAGCTGCAAGAATTTTATCTTCCTCAGCTTTAACAGCGAGATAATCTCTTTTATGATTATAATGGAAAGAAATATTAAGTTCCTTATCTCCATCATTAACATCAAAGAAAATGTTATTAAGATAACCTTTAACTCTAGTAACGAAGTCTGGATGATTAGCAGCAACACCAATAATCTCTGGATAATAAGCAGCTAGCTCACCTTTATCACTCATAAGAATACGTACAGACTTAACAGAAGAACCTATAGTAGCTTTAGGCTTACCAAGAGCTTGCATATTAATTCTACGATAAGCAGAATAATTACGAACAGAAGAAATAACTACAGTCTTCTTTTCAAAATATGGAGCATCAAGTTCTGCCTCAAGAGCAGCTTTTTCTTTAGCTTCTAATTCAGCTTGTGTCTTGTCTGCTGAAGGAGTTAAACCTTCAGCAGGAGCATTATCGTTTCCACTATTTGCAGGACTTCCTTTTGGAATTTCAATTTTAATATCAGTCATAGCAATCAAATTTTAAAATATTAGAGTACACACTTGAGTTGGAAGAACTTAGTGTTACGGTCAACTTGAAGACCATAAGAATCCTTAACCTCATAACGAGATACGTCAATGTCTGTAGACAGAGTATTAGCAGGGAAACCACCCCATGATGCAGGAATTGGAGTAAGACCCTTAACAACTCCAGCAATATGCTCTTGACCCTTCATACGTACCTTACGAATATTATTGTGACCATCATAAGAAGATGTATCAAGCATAAATGCTTGGTGAGAAGTCATTGGAAGACCAGTACGAGGATGGATATAACCATTGTCACGAGCATTGTCTGCAAAAGTACCACGGTCAAGGAAACCAAGATGCTTGAGAGTAATCATGTGACCATCAACAGTCTTATACTGACGGAAGTAATTACCATAAGAAAGACCACTCTTAGATTCAGTAATCATCTTGTCACCAAGAGGAGTAATAAAACCATTATCACGAGCATCATTCTTAATAGCACGGTCAAAGTCTTCAACGAAACCCTTACCACAAGCAAGAACTACATCCATATTACCAGTATCAGTATTGCGGTCAAGAATATCACCGATAGTACGATTCAACTTATTAAGAGTAAGTTCCTCTCCATAAGTATCATAGTTACTTTCACGACAAATCTGTTGCATACCAGCAGTATGTGGAATAGGCTGACCATTGTCTTCATCAATAAGAGTAATCTCACCGTTTACAGTCTTATTATATTCTGCAAACCAAAGACGCTCTTCATTCATAACACGTTGCTGAAGCTCAAACTGACGCATCTCCTCATTCATCCAAAGATTAGTAGTACCACCACCACTAGTCTTAAACTCATAAGTAACAACAGTATTACTAATGTTACCAGCAATCTCTTTACTATAACGATGGAACTCAAGTTGAGAAGTCATCTTACCAGGTCCCATAGTATTAGTACGATTACCTTTTGAGAAAGACTCTGGAATAGTAGGAGCAGTCAAAGACCAAAACATACCTACACCAAGATTCTGAGCTACATTAACGTAAGCATTTGGATTAGGATTTGTAATACGAAGACGATACAAATAACCACCATGAGAACCATGACCGAGATCTTTCATAATACGAACTTGAGTTACACCATCAGGAGCAATCAAACCATACTGCTCAATGAACCAGTGTGTCTTAAACTCAACTTCAAAAGTAGCACCACCTTTACCCGGAGTAGTATTAGCAGTGTTAAACCAAAGTACAGAATCATTGAACTTCATACGACCCATAGTCTTCCAAGTCCAATCAGTAGTAGCAATATCTACTACACCAGCAGTACCTTGTCCTTCTGTAAGGAAATTAAGTGGGAATCTATCATCATCCATACCAAAAGTATAGGTGAGCATAGAATTAATCTCACTAGGTTTGGTAAGCATAAGATGAGCAATGGTTTCCTCATTAGAATAACCACGGTCATCATAGTTACCACGTTGCACTTCACGAATTGCGTACATAGTTATTAATTAATTAATTAAACATTTAGCTAAATTGAATATTATCAATAGCTTTATTATTATTAGTTTGTGGCTTAGTAATTCGTACAGCACCATGACCTTTATTTCCTTTGGCAACAAGCTTTAAAGTTTTAACCTGCTCATTATTAATAGCCATCTTAACAAGGTCTTTATAAGTTCCACCTGTGAACATCAACCAAGCACTAAGTAATTCTTGATTAGTAGCTTCCTCTGGAGATTGATTAGCAAGAGCACGCTCATAAGCAGTAGCAATATTACCATTTTCATCTTTAATACCACGAGAAAGATAATCATAGAAATCATTTGGAGTAACAGTAACTTTCTGTCCATTAACTTCTTTAACAAGAGATTCAGGAAGTTTATATCCTCCAATTTCACGTTTATCAATAGTATCTTTAATACCTTTCCAATAAGCAATAGTTTCAGCTTCTTGTTGTTGACGATAAGCTTCAGCTTGTTTAGCTTCATCTTCATCGCGTTGTTTATCAGCATTCTGAAGATTAGCAAGTTGAGCTTTAGCTTCATCATAAAGACCGCCAGAATCTTTAAGATACTTAATATAATTATCATTAAGAGAAGCATTACCAAACTCTTTAGCAGCAGCTTTAATAATAGCAATCTGTTGCTCTTCAGACTTCTCATCAATAGTAATACCTGAACGGTCAGGACGTTCACCAAAACCACGAGGGTCACCACCATTTACAGTAAGATAATCAACAAACTGCTTGAGAATAGGATTGTCAACAAATACTTTATTGACAGCAGCAGAAGCTACTTCGTTAGATTTAAGTTCAATAGCAGAATTGATATAATTCTTAACACCTTCAATGTCATCAGTAAATTCAACTGGATTACCATTCTCATCAGTAATATCAATATTCATAGCTTTACGAATATTTTCAATATTTACCTCAGCTCCAGGTTCATCAACTTCAAGTGATTTAATCCACTCATCGACATCTTTAGCTTCTTTAAAAACTTTACCATCTGCATCTACAAGGTCTCCATTTTCAGCAACAGTATACTTTTTGCCTTCAAACTCGACATTTGTACCTACTTCAAGACCCCCCGTAGAAGAGTTGGATGGATTGTCTTTGTTGTTATCCTTATTATCAGGATTATCATTGGTATTGTCAGGTTCAGGATTATCTTTATCATTTCCTTTACCATCTTTACCGTCACCATCTTTATTATCTTCAGAGCCATTACCACCGTTATTATTATCAGTGTCGCCTCCGTTACCTTGGTTATTGTTAGCGTTAGTACCAGTACCATTACCACCGCCACTTCCAAAATCAATATTATCAAGTTCAACCATCAAACGATGATGCTGACCGAACCCAATACTATTACGAAATACAAACATAGCTTTATAATTTAAATGATTAATAATACACTAACACTTGTTAGTTGCTGCAAAAGTAATACCTTTATTTATAGTATGAAGAAAAGCATAAGTTATTTAACTATCATTATTAGAAGTTTCAGCAAACCTATTATTAGTAGAATAAAGGTTATTAATGTCATCAGTTTGAGCATAAGTTTCTTATACAACTCCAGCACTCTAACCTATTGTTTGCGTGTATTATCAAGTGGCTTTGTTTGTTGCAAACATTCAAGTATATGCACTTTCTTTAACGTACAATCAATTCAATCTAAGTTGCTTATAAGTTAATCAGCTATTTATAGATAGCGTATCAGAATTGAATTTAAAATATTAAATAAAATTTTATCACGTAAAATAAAAGGAGCAATACTCTCACGAGCACTACTCCTACACATAATATAATCAACAAAACAAACAATTTATTTCTTATCGTACTTATTCTTATTTGTCTTTGCTATCTTTAATTGATTAGCCATTTCTTCTCTCTTTACTTGACGGTCAGCAGCTTTATTGTAAGTATCCATAGCAAGCTTTTGTCTTTCAAGTTGAAGTTTAGCAGCTTCACTAGCTCTCTTACTTTCTTCTTGAATACGAGCTAATTGAGTTTTAGCATATTCATCGTTTTGAGGATTTGTATCACCAAGTAAAGCTATATCACCTTTAGCATATTCAAGCTGTAAATCATATTGTGCTTTAAGAGCAAGTGTTTCTCTATCTTGTTCACCTTTAGCAGCAATCTTTTGTAATTCAAGTTGATTAGCTTGTTCTTGAATAGCTTGGTCCATTTGTTTCATTTGTTCTTCATGTTGTTGTTTTATCTGACTAAACTTCTTAACAGCATCACTAATAGCAGCAACATTATCTCCAGTAATAGCAGCAAGAGCAGAATCTAAATCACCATTCTGTGCAGCACTAAATGCCCACTGCTTTAATTGCTGAATCTTATCCATTTCCTTAGCATTGTTTCTAACAGTAGTACTAAGGTCGGAACCAACAAATGAATTTACATCAAGACTAAGATAATGTTTCTTACCGGTTGTTTTATCAATATAAGATGTTTCTAGACCTTCAATATAAGCACATTTAGCAAAGTCTAAATCTCTATTATAATCAGCACATCTCATTTGGTCAAACATTTGGAATATTATAACAGAACCAGTACTTGATTGTGCAACAGCAGTTTGAGTAGTAGAAGCTCCAGCAGATTGAGCAATTTGTCCATAACGTTGAGCATTCATATCAACAAGTTCACGAGCTTCAAGTTTAATAGCTTCTTTTAGATTGCTAAGTTCTGTAATATATTGACCCATATTTACATTAAGTAATCTAATGTTTTGCATCTTAACTCCTGCTGCATCTTCTTCATCATCAATAGGAAGTACACCATCAGCAGCCATTCTATAAATAGCATCTTCTGTATCATTAGCTACAAGAGACTTAGGTAAAAGCATAATAAGCATTTTGTTCTTTGCTATTACCATTTCTTGATGATAAGAAACTATATTACGAAATACTTGAAAAGGAGTAATAGTTTCAATAATACTAAACTTACCAAAATAAGGAAGTACTTCCATAATACCATTATAAGGAAGTTTACCTTTACGTTCATAAAGTATAGGTCTAGCTTTAACAGGATAGATACCAGTAAATCTAGTTCCTATTCTATAACCTTCATAAACTTGAGGCTTATATTCCCATTCAATATTAATATCACCAGCTTCTTTATTCAACTCATAATCTTCTTCTACAACTCTTTGTTCCTGAAAACCAAGTTGATTTACAAAAGTAAGAATACCTTGACGAGCAAAACCTTTCCAAACTACATGCCAAACTTCATAAAGATTACCATTACGAGCACTAGGATGTTCATCTTTAGTTTTAAATAGTCTACGTTCTTCATCAGTAAACTTATCACAAACATTAGCATAATGTTCAAAGTATTGGTCATATCTCAAAGGAACAGTCCTTGTAGTATAAGCTGCATCATTATAATACTTATCAAGAAATGCTCTATCATTATCATCAAGATAATCATCAAAAGCATCAAGAATTTGATTATAACTCATCTTCATCTTTCTAGCAAACATATCATGGTCTTCAATCATATATTCACTATTAGGAATAGGATAAGCTTCCATCAAAGGAACACATTCTTTAATAATTTTATCTCCTCTAAGTTCAGTATATGTATAACATTCACCAAAAGCACAATAATTAAAGAATGCAGTAAGATAAATATTAAGGTCATTAGTAATATCTCTAATATAATTAAGAATATCTTGACCTTGCTTACTTTCTTTATCTATATACTCCTGGTTAAAGTTGTGCATAAACTCCTCTGGGTCAGGCATAACATCTTGAGGATTTATAGCTTCTAAAGATTGACCTTGACCTTCAGCTTGTTGAACAGCAGCCTGATAACGTTTTTGAAACTCTTTTTGAAATGCTTGTTGAGCAGCTTCCATAACTTTTTGTTTAAGAGCTGCATTTCTATTAAATACTATATCAGGATTGTTAGCTCCTACAACAAAATCATGAGGATTTTTAAAATACTCTCCTATATATCTACGTATAATATCAGACATAATATCATAGTTACGTAGAGTAGCAGGAAAGTTCTTAAAACGTTCCTTACTAGCATTGTAAGGATTAAGAGTTTTTCTATAAAACTCTTGAGGTAATTCACCATGTAGAATACGAATCTTAGTTTCAGTATCACTACGGTCATTCATACTAATTCCTAAACCAATAATATAATCAATACTATTAGTATACCAATAAGGCTTTGCTTTCTCCTCAGCACTAACCTTTTGTTTAGGAAATTGATAAGTTAAATTGTTATTAAACATACGTATATTTATTTAGTTAATTATTAAACAAACCAATCTCTATCCCAAATATTATCATTATAATTTTCGATAGTAGCTTTCTTACGATGAGCAAGTTCTTTAGCAGCTTCTACATCATCAAGTTTCCATTGGAGTGCATGTATCAACATTTCAGATACTCTATCGAAGTTTCCTTTATCATTCCATTTAAGAAGTTCAAGTACAGTTTGATAATCATAAATAGTCTGAAAGAAATAAAGAGGTGTACCATCAAGTTTTTTACCAACTTCACTATACAACATTTCTTTAAGTAATCGAAGTCCTTCAAGAACTTTAGTAGTACCTTGACCACTGCCACCACCCATATTTACACCATAAGATGCAGTAACTTTAGCTTTAATAGAACTATCCCAAAGTTCTACTGGGTCTTTCATTAAATACTTTAAAGCTTTCCATTTAGTGAAATTACTAACAGTTTCACCACGGTTAACTTCAACACCAGTAGTGCCAATACAATTATAATAAACAGCCATAAAATAACATATTCTATCAGCTTCTTCAAGTTTCTCAGGACGACCGTAATATGCGCATACTACTTTACCTTTAAAGCCATTATATTGTGTAGGATTCTCCCAAACTTTAATACTATTATGAGAATGTTTATTAGTGATACCACTAGTTTCTTTATTTACACCAACAGGGTCATAACTTATAGAATATTGACCTTTTGGAATACCAACTTCATATTTACCATTTTCATTAACATGATTAACTCTAATAGGTTCAAACCATTTACGAACACAACCATGTGGATGTTCATGTTGTTTACGAGGTACACCTTGAATCCAATCAAAGAAATCTTTATTAAATTTACCTCCTTCTGCTTTAATACGAGCATTAGTTTTAAATATTACTTTACCATCAGCATCTTCAAAGAACATACCATCATCAGATATATTAGTGTAAGCTGGGTCATTTTTAAGTACTTCTTCCCAATTCATTAAAGCTTCAGAACTAAATAAGTTTTCACTAGTAGAACTAAACGATTCACTAGGCATATTAGCATACTGACCTAAGTAATTGATATAATCACTAAAAGTCTTACTATGAACTTTCTTATCAGTACGTTCTTTATAAGCAATTCTAAGACCCATTTCAATGTCAGAATTACCATCAGCATCCATAGCATACCTATCACCAATCTGACCTTGAAGACCCCAGCAATAAGGCTTAAAATAACCACAAACTTCATTACGAGAATCTTTATCCCAAACGTTCTCAAAAGCTATAAAATGAAAAGCAGATGGATTATAGAAATTACGTTCAAATGTTTGCATATTACCACTAGTAGCAGTACCCCAAGCAAATAAGTTACCTGTAACATAACTACCAGTACGCATAGCAGGTTCAGTAACATTCATATATTCATCGAAGTTTTCCATAGTAGAAACCTCCTCAGTTTTAACACTAACAGCGTCTTTACCAATAGCACAATCAGGATTGTTATTAGCAGAAGCACTAAACAGAGCACTATTCCAACTATTAGGACTAATGTCACCATTAGGAAGTTTAAATCCTAAAGTAAAGTTTTCAGCAGCACGAGAAAGAATACCACGTTTAAAGAAAGTCTTATTCTCATAAAAATAAAGATTACGAATAGTAAAATCAGTAAGACCGCCACGCTTAGTAAGATACTTACTATCAGCAGCAACATGAATACAAACTTTATTAGGTTGAAGATTTATCTTATTGGCACTATGACTAGCCATAATATAAGAGAAACCACCACGACGAGTTTTATCAATAAGAAGATGAAAACCATTAAGTTCACAAAACTCTATAATAGCAAATGTCCAAAATTGAGCATCTATAAATTTAGGAAAGTCTTGTTTCTTCTTAGCAACAGAACCTTTATCAGTATGTATAATAGTCTTTTCATCAAGTTGTTCAATAATAGTATAATTCAGATAATTATACATATCTCCACTAATATGAAGATTACGAACTTCACCATTACGCATAAAACATGGAGCATCAAATCCATGTTTACGTCTATACTCTTCTCTTTTACGTAATTGACGATGAGGAATACTATCTTCTTTATATAAAGTATATTTCTCACCATTTATATGATATAGAGAAGCCATTTCAGTAAGAAGATTAGTATTAACAAATTTATCTCCTTTACGTATATCAAGAAGAAAGCCACCACTTTCTCCAATCATAAACAAATCATTAGGGTCTTTATAACCTGCTTCTCTAGCATGTTTATATTGTCCATGATTATCGTTTATATATTGAAGAAAAGGGTAGCTTTCAATATACTTTTCTACAGTATGATTATCACTCATTTTATCAAACTTAAAATTAGTAATATAATAGCACCAGCAGCACTACAACAAGCAACATTACGTTGTTTTGTTACTTTCTTACATGACCTATCCAATAGTATATATCTTTGTCTAGCTTGTTCTGCAAGAATACTATCATTTCTAATAATTTGTCGAAGATTCTTATTAATATCTTTTTCATAATTTAATTCTATTAGTTTAGCATTAGCTTTACGAATATCACTAATCGCTATAGTTACACTATCTTGTTCTATCCTCCCCGTAGAAGATGTTAATGATTTACTTGATGAGTTTATAGAATAACTTAACAGTACTATCATTATCAAGAGTTTTAACTTCAATAACTTTTGCATTTTTAATACTATCTAAATTATCAACTTCAATTCTTAAACTATCATTATGTTTCTGTATTTCAACATCAGTTTCAATAATATTATTATTCTTTTTATAATATTTATCTACAAGAATAAGAATTATCATAAAGATTACTCCAAAAATCATAAGCATTGATATTCCTTTAATAATTTCTTTAAGCATCATAAGCATTACAAATCCTCCTCATTAATTAAAGTATAAGTAAATAGTTTACCATATCCTTGACTAATTTGTCTATGAGCAAGTTTCATAAGAGTATCAAAATCTTCTTTATTAGCGAGAACTTGACAACCAGCAGACCAATTATCAACTTGAGTAGAATGTGTTCCGGCTTTATGAATATTGATACCAAATGTACCTTCTTCTATAGTCTTTGGATTGAAATCATAAACAGCATCTTTATTATTATCTCTATAAACTTTTACTGGTTTATATTGAACAATAGCTTCATACTTACCTTTATGATAACCAAGTTTCCAAGCAGAACGATATTGACCAGGAACAAGTATAGCACAACCTTTATAACTTACAGGTTTAGTCATACTAGTAATACCAGGGTCAGTAGTAGCAGCAAATATATTTCTAGATTTGATACCATACATATCAATATATTCTACTACAATAACATCATCAAATTTATTAGTAACATTATTACCAGAATTTCTAATACCAATAATGTTAAGATTATACTTACCTTTAGTAAAATAGGCATATCCTTTATTGATGAGTATTTTGCTGAAATCAGCTTTACTTGCTTTATTAAATAATTCTTTATTCATATCTTATTGTTTTAATACACCAAATACATAAAATATTCCAGTTTCTGGAATACCTTTACAAACATATTTAATATTATCGATTTCTTCAACATGAAGAACTCTAATATTAATTCGTCTTCATCTTGTCATAATTCATTTATTTCTTTACAAGGAATAAGAGTAATAGTTACTCCATTTTCAAAATGATAATCATCCATAACAACACCATTAGGTGTAACATGTCTAGTTTTATATTCTACCATTGTATTTCTGTTTGTGGATTTAATAAACCTTGTTTATTAAGCTTAATTCTTCTATCTTGAAACATAGCATCTATTTCATTACGAATATAATTAATCTTAAACCAAGTAACAATTTCCTTACCTTCTTTATCAATCTTATACATACCATGAACATCACGATAAGGCATACCATATTTGTTCTTTATAAAAGGAGTTTGAATATGACAAAGACCTAGACCAACACAAGGAATACATAATATCATTTCAGTCATTCTAGCATAAGTAGATAATTGCATAGTATAATGATTACCATTACAATTTTCTAGATGAGCAAAAGGAGGTAACATAAACTCATGAGTATTACACCATTCATCAGTAAGTTGAACAGGTTTAGTAGTTTTATCTTTACGATAAAAACCACTAGTAAAATGAAGACCATCTTTATTAGTTTTCCAATCAAGAATAACAAATCTATCAGGTCTCACACAAAGAACATCTATAGTACCACTAAGAAGTAACTCTGGAACAAATACTCCAATTTCAGAATAAATAGTATAACCTTTATCTACATAATATTGAAATACTTTATATATTTCAGGATACTTATTATTAGTAGCTTCTTTAAATTGTTCTATATCTAAAGGATGAGCTGTAAAACTAGGAATATCAGCTACAGTTATACATCTACCACTTTTAACTTGATTAAGATATTGAATAGCATCTTTAAACATACTACTTCCTTTAATACCATCTTCAAGTCCATTATGTGTAGCTGTACCACGTTCACAAGCTTCTTTAGTTATTCTTTCCCATTCAGCTTCAAGTTTACGTTCACTAATACCACGTTCTTTAGCTTTCTTTCTAAGCCAATATTTCTTATCGAACTTAGGACAGTAATTTTCTATATTAGTAGTTACACTAAGATATTCATTACCTAAAGAATCTGTGTATTTATGTGGACCTTCGTCAAAATAAAGAAAGTTATTTTCATAAATACTATTCATAACTTAAACAATATAATATTAAACATAATCAGCAGCATTCATACTACTAGTAATAGCACCACCACCTCTAGCTTTTTCAGACTCTTTTTCATACATAAGATTTTCCTTAGCTTCATTCAAAGATTTTAAAGTCTTAGGAATCTCAGAAGCTTTAGCAGTAACTTTATCTACTAAATCTAAAAGAGTACTTACATTCTCTATAGTTAAATTAGCTCTATCTCTAAGCTTTTCATTAAGCAAAGCATTAATAGAATCAACTGCAATATTTACATTATGTAGAGTTTTAAGAAGATTCTCAACAACTCTACCAGCTTCTCCTATATTTTGAGCATAATATCTTTTAATTATCTTCAAAACAAGAGCACTAGGTATATAGTTAGCTGGAAGACCAGCTTGTTCTATAGCCATTTTAAGAGCTTCAGCATCACTTAAACCGCTTTGTTTTGCAGGAGACTTAGGGTCTCCAAGATAATAAATAACTATACAGTCTTTTACATAACCAGATTTATCTTTAGACTTATCTCTAGTATAAAGCTCTCTAACATCTTTATCTATTAATTGACGAATAGTTGGAGCTTCAGGCATACCATTTTCATCAATAAGCAAAAGATTATCTATTATTAATCTATCTCTTTGCATGGTTCAGAATAATTTAAACAACCTAAACAATAAAACCTAATATTAGCATAATATTTACCACGACGTTCAACACATTTCCAATAAGTTTTACCATTCTTATTAGCCATACGTGCAACTTGATAATTATATACTTTTGTTTTATTGTCTCTAATAACAGCTTCTCTCATCATTTCAGCCTTAAAAATTTCAAAGTTTTCAGGACTCATAGTTTCTTTAGCTGCATCTAGAGTTTCTTTATTTTCAGCATAAGCTTTTGAACCAGCTTTTCGTTTAATCTTACCTAAATAAGGAATAGCTGTAACTTCATCAGCTTCTAGATGTCTTTGAGCATCTTTTTCAAGTTGAACTAGAATCATCATGGCAACTTCCTTATCTATAATATTATCATCTATAGTTTTAAGTATAGATGCTTTATTTTCAATAAGAACAGGTTTACCAGTAGAACTAGGAAATTTACCTTCTTCTAAACCTTCATCGTTTATTTTATATTTCATATTAGTAATATTATTAACACTATAATATGAAGCTTTGGGAGCATAAGCTCCCTTAGCTTTTTAAGCCTCCCCGTAGAAGATGTAGATAGTAAGATTACTTACCCATATCAGTTTCTCCAGCATCAGGAGCAATATAATATTGACTAACAGGAACATACTTTCCTACAGAACCATGAATATTACAAACTGGAACAATCTTAAAATCTACAAAATAAGTAGGAACATTAACTGCCATAAGTTTCTTATTTAAATCAACATTAGTTTGAAGAAGATTAAGTAAGAAACCAGGAGTAAGAGGATTAGCAGGAGAATTAACGTGATGTCCCATAGAAATATCACTAGGAGAAATAACTACAGTTTCACCAAGTTTAATACCTTTAATAAATTCATTATCAGTATTACTCTTAATCATAACAGCAACACCACTTACACTTGCATTCTTATTCTGCTTACTAACACTTACAATAGTAATAGGACGCTCTTTAAATACAACAGCAATAAGAGCGTAATCGTTACCAACATTAACATGCTTAACGTAATCAGCAATTACATTCATGTTAATTTCACTAATACTAGTAGGCATACGAAAGGTCTGATTAAGACCAAGATAATTAACTTTTAAATCAACCATAACTTTATATTTTAAATTAATACTTTGAATAGTGTCCGTACTATTAAGTTATTTCAGCCTACAGAACTTAACTTAGTAAATAGTAATACTGTAGGTGCTAGAAATACTGCTGCAAATATAGATAATAATAATGAAAGTAATAATAGTATTAGTAATAAATTATAATTAGTTAAACGGAATTAACTAAATTTGATAATTATCAGCACGATTAGTAAGTAAAATAGTAGTAAAATCAATACGATGATTAATTAAAAGTAATAATGATAATAATGATAAAAGTGAAACAAGTAGTAGTAATAAAAAAACTATAAAACAAGTAAGGGTAGTAATGATAAAGTAAAAGTATAAAGTAAAATATAAATAAAAGGTAAAGTAAATGATTATATAACTAATGATAATAAATAAAATAATGATAAAGATTATATTAGTAAAAGTAATAATGAATAGTATAGAGTAAAAGTATAAAGTAAATTATGATATAACTAATAATAAAGATAATAAAATAGAAGAAGATAAAGTAAAAGATAAATAGTATAGAGTAGTAGAAGATTATGTTAGTGAAAGTAGGGGTAGAAAATTATATAAATAACTATGAGCAAGGAGGTATGTAGTTAGACCCCCACCCTCATAAAGACAATATCAATACCCCCGCCCATCAAGCAGGAAATTCAAACTTTTGACTACAAGAAAGAATCAATTTTCAACAACAAGAAAAGAAACAAGTCTTGGCATGGAACGGGTTCATGCTCTAGCTTAGGCTAGTTTTACTAATCATTTAAAATGTAAAATTATGAAAGCAATTAATGTTGAGTTGAGAATCCAAAATGTTAGAACCTTTGCAAATTCTGAGGGTAGACAGTACATCAATCTAATTACTATTCAGTATTTTCCTAAGCGTAAAGCTGATGAGAATACTGGAGAGTATGTTGAGACTACTACCAACGAGTTGGTAATGTCTTTGCGTCAGTTCATGCACGTAGTGTACTTGACACCTAACTTCTTGCAGGTGTACTTCAAAGATTTTGACCGAAAGGCTTACACTATTACTCCTGATGGAGTATGGTACAGTTTGCTCGTAGGTGCAACTATTGGAGTAAAAATAGAACGCTTTGAAGACGGTGATGCATTTGTGAATGAAGTTACTGGTGAAGAAGAGGCTAGTGATGGTGTTAGTTACCATACTAGATTAACTTCTATCAAGCTTGCTGCTTGTGGTAGAAAGTTTGCTATTCACAAGCAAGATGATGATGAAGCTCTTGAAGATACAATTCTTGAGCTTCAGACACTCAAGCCAGAGGTTCACAAGTTTGTGCTCAAGGCTGAGAAAGAAGCTGAGAAAGAAGCTGAGAAACCAGCTGAGAAAGCTGCTGAGAAACCAGCTGAGTAGATGAATGCAAGAGTGGGAGAGAAATCTCCTGCTCTTGTTACTCATTGTACTTTGACTACAAGAACAACTCAAGTTGACTACAATAAAATAACAAGAGTTGACAACAAAAAAGAAACAAATTCTGCGTATCAAAATTAGAATACTTATAAGACTTTTTATAAGCTTTATAAGACTTCTTTTATTGATATTGCAAATGATAATGAATGTATAACTTAAATTATAGGAGAACTATATTATGAATAATTATTTAGCAATGAATATTTGTGAAGCTATTATGCCTATAAAGAATGATAGTGTTAATGTTACTATTATTACAAATAATGGTAATGTTTATAATAATGTTGAAGTAAATGATTTTGATACAAAAGGTGTATTTTTTAGTAATGATAAATATGCACTTTATGTTGCTTACGATAAGATTGTTGAAATCAATGTTAGAAATGTACCTGAGTAAGTATTAAAACTGCTCATTATTTTAGTATTAATTTTTTTTAAAGTATAGGAGAACTATATTATGAATAATAAAATTGAGATTATTAAAGCTATGGTTAATAAACCAATTAAAGTTGAGATTAAAGCTGATGTTAAAGATGACCTTTCTCTTGTTAGTAAGCGTTATATTTATTCTGTTGATACAGATTCTTGTGTAGTTACTAGAGAATATATTAGTGAATATATAAAACCTGCTGATAGAGATGATAATTTTGAAACTATTAATTATACTGATATTAATGGAATTAGAATTACAGCTTAACGATATTGATTATGAGGATATTCTAGATAATTTAGATGATTATGAATATCCTTATAATCATATAAATAAAGGTGAACTTTAATAAGTTCACCTTTAATCGTTATTTAATTATAACTCTACCTTTATCATCAATCTCAGCTTTATTGTCTCCATAAAGAGCTTTATATCTATTTACAAAGTCACTAAGTTTGCCTTTAAATATGACATTATGGTCGTATATAAAAGTCTTTGGAACATTTGTTTTAGCTATAAAATTATTATCGTGAGACAATAAATCAGTAAAAGCATTTTTGATAACAGATTCAGTTGTATTAAATACAGTTGCAGCATCTTCATAATCTATAGTTATGATATTGCTATTTACCTTTAGTTTATTGATAATATAATGGATTATCATTAATTCCATTTTACTATATTTGTTCTTTAGAATATAGTCAAATAAAGTATTACCAATAATACTAAATCCGTCTCTTAAAGGAAGAGTGTTAGATACTATATGACAAATCATATTAGTTTCTTCTTCATTAGATAAAGTATAAGTCTTTCCTCCTATTGTTTTATAATCCATTTTATAAATAGTTGGAGCAACTACTTTACTTTCTCTATCATAAGCTATATCTGCTTTGATTAACCACTCTTTCTTGAATGCTAAATCCAATTTCTTCTTTCTTGCCATAATTATTTCTATTTTTATTATTAATATTGATTATTACAAAGGTACAAAAAATAATCTATATTGTTACAATTTGCACGTTAATAAATGTAAAAATACTAAATATGGATATTTTGGTGACTAATAAAATCATAAAAATATCCTATATGGTGATTTTAACATTTGTAACTTGTTGATAATCAGATAGTTATGGAAATTGGATGATAGATATATTATATATAGATGTACCTAATGAGTACGTTAGTAGAACTGATGCTTCACTATTTGTTGCACAAATAGTTCGTACTGCGAATGAAATGAGTAGTACAGATAATGGTACACCTACTAATAAGAGTGTTAAACATTAAATAAATAAAGATATGAATAAATAAATAGTTGAAAGACTAATAAAAGTATCTAATTGGAATAATAAACTTTATACTGTAATTGAAACTAAAGATAATAGTTATAAATGTTATGGTAATATTATAACTGGTATTGAACAATTATCTTTTGTTGATGAGCATAATAAAGTTATTGTTTTAAATATTGAAGATGCGATTAGAATAAAAGTATCTGATATTTAGAATGTAGTTTAGTGTGTAACTGAAGGTGAGAAAGTTAAAGATAGTGTTGCTGAAACAGTCCCACTTTCTCATCTTCTAATTACTTCTACAATTACTAATTCTCTTCCTGCTCGTATTCCTTATAATAATAATATAAATAATACTATTAATGTTACTATTATAACTTATACTACTCATACTGTATCTCTTATACTATCTTATCTTTCAGTTAGTTACGTAAATAATAGTATTTATTTTACTATTCTTACTACTGCTATTGATATTATAACTGATACTTATACTAGTTCTAATGTTTAACTTTTAAACTTATTAATGTTATGATTTGGAAAGATAATACAATAGGTATCACTAAAAGAGATATTTTATACCTTATTAATATAGTAAAAGATATAAGTGCTATTAATAAGGATAATAATCTTGATGATGATACTAAAGATAAAAGAATATTTGGTACTCTTGAAGATTATTCTATTGTTGTTGACGATTGTGATATTATTAAACGTGATTTAATTGATATTTACAACTCTGATAATATTAATATTAAACTTGTAGAAGACCAATGGACATAAAGATATTCAAATGGATATTAAACATATTAATAGTTCCATTGATGACTATATGTTTATCAATGATTATTAATGGTGATATTATTGGTATTATATTATTTATAATATCTATTTTTATGGATATTATAATCAATGTTAATAATAAAGATAAACGACATGAAAATAGATTTAATTAAATACATAATGAAGATAATAGTAGTACCAATGCTACTATTATCTTTAGTACTTATAAGTCATGGAAGTGACAATAACATAAGTATTGTGAATGTTATTGGTATTGTACTGCTTATTATAAGTGGTACTATTATAATTAATAATGCTAGTAAAGATAAAGATGAATAAAGTAAGTAACTATAATAAAGTAAATGCTATTCTAGTAATAGCAATTATTGTTAATACTATTGTTTTAGTAGTTATTAATAATATTCTTTATAATAAACTAGAAGATTATAAAGCTTATTATAATGCTTCTGAAGCTTTGTTTGAAGAAATAGAGGAATATAATGAAAACCTCTTTGATACTGATAAAGCTATTGATTATTATAAGTCTAAAGAAGAACTTCCCATTTCCAATGAATAAAGTTCTGTTACTAGTACGGTCTGTGAAGATAGTACTAGTTTAATTAGTAATCGTGTTAATTAACAATATTATAAACATTTAAATTAAAGAATTATGAAAAGTTTTGAAACAGTGAGTGCTGAACTCAAGAAAGTTAAAGCTAATAATGTAGTAACAACTACAGTTCGTAACATCAATGTAACTGATATGACTACTTGGCAAAGAGTATCTATTACTCTTAACAATCCAGTCAAGGGTTATGTTGCTGATGAAGAAGGTAATTATTCTGAGGGAGAAGTAAATGTAATATTTGTTTCTTCCTTTAGTGTTATTGCTGCTTTCCGCAATAATCCTAAGACTGCATTTGCAGGTAATTATATTGCTGAACATCCTAATTGTTTGCAGGTTCTTCTTAGTGGTGCTAAAATTGAGATTGTTCAGGAAGCAGTTACTGAGGGTCAAGAGTATTCTAATCCTTGGTCTGCTAATCCTACTCCAGTTCCAGTTGAACATGATAGTTACTATAATCACATTACTAATATTATAGAACTTAGTGATGTGTCTGTAGAGCTATTGAAGGAGTTGGCTCGTATGATTATGTTCGGGTAATAACTATAAGTAGTAGTGCTAGAAATAGTGCTACTACTATTTATTAATTTAATAAGGAGAACTTATGTGTACAAGATATTATTTTGTTAGTAGCAGACTTAAAGAACGTGCTGATGGAAGTCTTATGATTTCTACTAGTATGGGTCTTAATCATGCCAAGAAAATTGCTAAGTCTAGATTTAAGACTTATGGCTATAAAGGTAGAATAGTTAATATTCATCCTTTTAATGTTAAGGCTGCTAGTATTGCTTAAAATATAAGTTAATCTAGCCGCCCCGTAGAAGATATGATAGATTAAATTCATTATCTTTGCATTGTAATTAATAATAACAGTTATGATACAAGATAATGAATTTGATTATAATGCTCAAGATATTGACGCATTCTGTACTAGTCACGATATTGATGACTATGACTTATTTGGTGAAATTATGGTTGGTGATGATGCTAGCTATGATGAACTTAGTGATAATATATTATACGAATAATTAAAACATAAGAGTATTATGAAAGAAAAAGAATTAAGTTCTGCTGATAAATGTCGTAGAACAAAGCTCCGTAAAAAGAGTGTTGATGAATTAGTTAACATTATTCTTCGTAAAGATGATGTTGAACGTAAATCAAGTAAGACTATTGATACTTATAAAAAGCTTCAACTTACTAGTGAAAAGAGAATTGAAACTCTTAAAGATTCTCTTGATATGAGCGAAGAAATTCAAAGTAATCAAGAGAAAACTATTGCTGCTCTTAATGCAACAATAGATAATAAAAATAAGAGTATTGCTTCTCTTGAAGAGCATAATAAAGCTCTTTATGGTAAAATTGATGTTCTTGAGAAAACTATTAGAGCACGTAATAAAGAAGCACGTATATTATTTGCTATTATTGTTGCTCTTGTAATTAGTATTATTATTCTATTTTTCATATAAAATCTACTGTTTTACAGTGTGTAAAAACGCATTTCATATTTTTTCTATAACGGTTTTGTACCACTATTGCTTGTGAAAGTAGTAGTGGTTTTTTAATTTTAATATATACAACTATGGAAGAAAATGTTATAACTGGTATTGTAATTGCTGGTAATATATATAATGTTATGGCTAATGGGGTTAAATGTCTCAGTGTGCTGTAAAAGACCTTTGTCTTAGAGGTAAATTAGGTAGTAAAGTGCAGTTCGACTGCGCTAGTGTTCATCTTGAAAAAAGCAAGTTAGTTATGAGTAAAGATAATAAACTTCCTGATGTTCCAAGTACTATTATTCTTAGTGATGATGTACTTGATGATATTTACTCTGATATGCAGGCAGACCAAGCAATTATGCTTGAGCAGTCCGGTATTTATGAGTAAATTCGATTTTTGCGTATTTTCCTAGGTTTCACAGCTCTCAATTAATTTAGCTGATAAATTTATCGGCAAATTAATTTGAGGGCTTTATATCGCAAAATAAAATATTAAATAAAATGATAATTGTAACTCAAACTCAACTTAGGAATAAAGACACTGAAGCTATAATACTTCTACGTAATGAAATTAAAGCTAGTTTTAATACTAATGCTATTGATTATTTTACTATAAGTGCTGTAGCTGAAATTCTATATAATAAGTTTAAACATAAGAAACATGATATAATATATCATACTTTTGTTTCCTATGACGGTATTAATAAACCATTTAAAATAAGAATTAATTATGCCAACAAATAGAAATAATAATGAAGTAAGTCAATCATTTGCTATTGGTACTAAGATTGAATACATGAACAAATTATTTGAAGTAACAGAAAGTAATCAATGTTGTGATTGTTCTCTTGCTACTATTTGTTCTAGTAGTGATATATCTACTGGTGATAGAAATGATGATACTTTATCTAGAGATAAAAGAATTAATATATTTGGTGAATGTTCAAGTCTTAGAAGACCTGATAATAAATCTATAGTATTTGTAGAGATTCCTAATAATAAATCAAAATATGATTCTAAAGATGATTCTAAAGATAATTCTAAATATGAATATTATAAGATTTCACCTTTATGGGTATATAATAATCCTACTCAATTAAGACCTATAGAACTTGTTTTACCTAATGGACATGAAATTGACGTAGAATCTAGTGATTTATCTAAAGGTATTATTCGTTTTAAACGTAAATGGTTAAGTCTTGAACAATTATATAAGCTAGTTAAAGAAAATCATTATCTTACTAATCGTAGTGCTGTTAAAGAACTTCGTGATGGTAAGTTAGTTGCTTTAGCTAATCTTATGGATATTGTTAGATATTTTAATGGTGATTGGAATTATGATTTTACTAAAGGAGATATAGGTTATATGATTGTTTATGATACTACTATGACAGAACCACATTATGTTGTTCGTAAATTTGATAGTGTTACTAAAGCATATTATGGCAATCCTATATTTAAAAATGAAGCTGATGCACAGTATGTAATAGATAATCCTAATTTTAGAGAAGTTCTTGATAAAATATTTAAATTGTAAAAATTATGGGTGACGAAGATATTTATATTGGTAATGTTAGAAACTATTATAATACTCAAAGTATTATACTTAGTGCTAATGAACGACCTGGTTTAAAAACTTGTAGTAGTAGTTTTCCTGATGGTAAAACTCAACGTAGAGAAAGTAGACGTAGAGCTATTAGAAAAAGAAAGGGTAGACTATGATACGACGTACAGGTTATATTATTCCTTATAACTTTCCTCTTAATACTCGTAGAGGTTTTAGAACTATATATTTTCTTATGAAATTAAGTCAACATGATATGACTACTGTAATTAAAGATATAATTACTGTTAGACATGCTGGTATTAATTTCATACTTAATACATGTAATAAGTTAGAAAAGGAAAATGATTATATTCTAGATTCTCTACGGGGAGGCTAGAGTAATTAAGTTCTGCTAAGTGTAGTAATACGGCTTATGGTGCGAAACCAAGCAGAACTTCCATTGAATGTAGTGTTCAAGTAGATAATTTATTTATTAATTAAACTTTTTGTAAAATGGCTAAAAAACATGATGAAAGAAAGGATTTAAAGTGTGTATCAAAAGTAGCTGAGATTAATGGTAATCGTATCATTGTTCCAACAGATGCTATAATTGGTATTCACACTTGGGGTAGAATTGACTTCTTAATTCATTATTGTGGTTACATTCTTTATCGTGCTAAAAACGTTAAAGCTAGTAATCTTAATTTTGAAGATGCTACTGTAAGCGCTAGAGAAGCTAAGAAGATTAAGAAAGAACATAAACTAACAAACAAGAAGAAATGAATGTAGATTATTCTAAGCTTAAATTTGTTTTTAAGCCTAAAGCTTCTACTAAACGTAGAGCACCAACTGTACTTCCTAATAAGAAGTTAACTAAATTAGTTCCTGGTCAAATTATTCAAGATGAACAAGGTAATTTTACTGTTCGTATTAAGTACTTTGATTATATTAATAAACTTACCAAAGATACTAATATAAGTGATATAGGTAAAGATGGAGTAACTCTTCCTTTTACTGAAGATTCTTATGATTTAACTAAATGTGAACGTATATTCACTAGAGTTGGTCAAAGGAATAGACAATACATTAGTTTACTTCTTAACGAAAGTGATAGAATATTCAAGAAAGCAGACCCTAATCGTTATGTACCTTTTTGTCATAACTGGATTTGTTCTTGTTGGATTGTTAGAATTGATGGTAAACTTTATGCTAAGTTCAATAGAATTTTAACTCTAGTTGGTCATGATTATAATGTTAAACATTTAATAGATGATGAGGAGGATATATAATGAGTAATACTAATGAATTTATTATAAATACTCCTAATAAAAATAGAGCTAAAAAGTTTACTTTTACTGATGACCAAACAAAAGCTTATAATGGACTTATTAAGTTTATTAATGAACCTTATAATCCTAAAGATTTTAAGCGTGCTTTGATTGGTCCTGGTGGTACTGGTAAAACTTTTCTTCTTAAAGCTTTACTTCAAGATTGTAACATACCATTTTCTGAAATAGGATTAAGTGCTCCAAGTCATAAAGCTTGTAGAGTTCTTAAAAATAGTATTAGAGGTACTCATTGTAATGTTAATACTATTCAATCTGATTTTGGTTTTAAACCTAATTATGATATTGAAAAGTTTGATATTAATAATGTTACTTTTGCTTCTTATGGTCGTATAAAGATTGAAGATTATCGTCTATATATAGTAGATGAAAGTTCTATGCTTAATCGTAGTCTTGTTACTTATATTGATAAGATGATGAAAAAGTATAGTATTAAACTTATACTATGTGGTGATGATGCTCAAATCCCGCCCGTAAACGAGAAGGATAGTTATGCTTTTAAAGGCGTTACATCTTTTAGACTTAAACAGATTGTACGACAAGATGAAGATAATCCTATAAGAACTCTTACTGAACTTCTTCGTGGTGATGTTTATAATGGAACTTTTAACTTCCTAAATTACATATCTCGTAATCGTAGTAAATTTGATAATACTATGACTAAAGGATTTGTAGTTTGTAATTCTGCTCAATTTCAGCAAGAAGTTGTGAAACAATTTAGTGACGAATCAATTACTCGTAATACTGATTATGTCAAAGTCATATCTTATACTAATAAAGCTGTTTCCAATTGGAATAAATTTATTAGAGAAAGTATAATTAAAGACAGTGAAAAATCTGTTATTACTAAGAATGATTTGATTACTTCTTATGTCACTATTGTTGACCAATTTAATGATGAAATTATAAGGAATAGTGAAGATTATATTGTAAAAGAGATAGCTAACTATACTCATCCACAATATGAGCTTAAAGGTTTCATGGTTAAGTTTCAAGCTGTATTTGGTGGTCAAGTTACTTCTCCATTATTTATTATAGACCATAGAGATAAATATACTATGTCTATGTATTGCAAGATTGCTGATGATTTAATTCAGCAAGCTAAGAATGCTCGTAGAGATATTCGTGCTGCTAAGTGGAAAGCTTATTATAAGTTTAAAGAATCTTGTCTTCTTCTTGTTAATATTGGTAGACCTGATGGTTCTATTCTTTATTATAGAGATTTAGATTATGGTTTTGCTATTAGTAGTCATAAGTCTCAAGGTTCAACTTACAATGTAAGCATGGTAGATGTTATGGATATTGTCTATGATAAGTATGGTAGACCTTACACTAACGCTAGTGATATTAATAAGCGGCTTTATGTTGCTGTTAGTAGAGCTAAAGAAAAAGTATATTTGAGATATGGATATTGATAATAATAGCTTTGTTAGACTAGTTCGAGTTCTTAAACAAAAAGAACAAGATGTAGCTAGAATTAAAGATACTATATCTAATGGTATTCTTGATGAAAATGATTTGAACCTTGGTGATACTGTAAAGTTAACCAAAAAAGATAATAGTCGTACTGTTATCGGTATTCTCTTAGATGCTACTATTGTTGTTATTGATGATAATTATCATAAAGGTGTTGTTGTTCGTCCTGACTACGTTTACGAAAGTGTCGAGTTTTCGCTGGCAGAATGGAACATTGAAGTGATACCAAATTCATCAGATGACAATTTTGTTGAGTTTTAAGCAATTTGAATAGTTTAGTCGATTAATTAATCACGAAAATTATTTGATGCGCTCAAATTTAAAATTAAAATATTAAATAAAATGTGTTGTAATCCACCTAGTAAACTTTCTTTTAATGAACGTGTTCAATGTTACATTAGTAAAAAGGAAGAATTAGAAGCTGAATATAAGAGAAATATGAATGCTCTTAACGAAGCAGCAACTGCTGATATTCTTGTTAATTGTCCTATTAAAGTTGGTGATGTTTATGTAACTGAATCTAATAATGCTTGGGGTGTTAAACGTCAGTATTATAAAGTTGCTAAACTTGAAGCTAGCGTTGATGGTACAGTTATTGTTTATGGTTATAAACGTAAACTAGATAAAACTTGGGGTAAACGTGATAATATATTCATGTTTATTGCTTCTATGTATAACAATTATACTCCTACTAATATTTATACTAAAGTAGAAGATTATGTTGAACCTAGTAAAGATTAATTAATTATGAAAAGAAGTGATAAAATTAAAGCTCGTAAGCGTATTGAAAATGGTTGTAACTTTCCTAGTCTTATGACTATTAGTAAATATCCTGGAAGTGCTCTTGGTTATTATCGTAGATAATATGTAATTATGATTCCTAAAGTATGTGATAATTGTGCTTTAGGTATGTTTAATACTAAGTGCAAATGTCTTGATGGTGTTGGTAATCCAATGTCAGGTATGATTATTGTTGTACCTAATGTTGATTATAATGCTTATAAGAATAAAGGAATGACATTTAGTAAGTATGTGGAAATAGTAAAGGAAACTATCATATCTTCTACGGGGAGTCTAGAACAACTAGACCCTTATATTGTTCCTCTTATTCGTTGTAAGCTTGATGAACGTTGTCCTGTAAATCAATATATAGCTAATAGATGTATGATTCATACATTTGCTGATATTAGAATTAACAATATCAAGAAGATAATGCTTCTTGGTAATGCTGCTACTAATTTTGGTTTTGATATTATTAAAGGTAAAGATAAACTATATTATATAGCTCCTTATGTTTACAGTACAAATTACTCTCCTTTTATTAAGTTTATAGATGATAATAAATACGATGAATTTCGTAATCGTCTAGTTAAATGGCTTACTGCTAGTAAAGATAATAATTATAATGGAATGGAAATAATTAAATTGATAAATGATTCATAGTTTAGCTGTAGATTTAGAAGTATTTGAAAACATGATTTCATTTACTTTTGTAGATGTTAGAGATTATCTTGATAAATTTGCAGATTGTAAAGGTGCTTTAACTGATACTTTAACAGTTGAAGAAATTAAATCTAGACTTGATAGTGTAAAGAGTTGGATATTTTATGTTACTGATACAGATGATTCACAGATGTTAGAGTTGATAGACTTCTTTGAGAAGATGCGTCCTATAACTAAAGATGATGGTACTGTAGACAGATATGATTTATTTGGCTATAATAATCAAGCTTATGATGATATTATGACTAGAGCTTTTCTTATGTATTGGAATCGTTTTGATACTAGTAAACAACTTTGTTCATTTCTTAAAGAAGTGAATAATAAACTAATATCTCTACAAGATGATAAAGATGCTTTATGGAATGACCCTCTACTTAATGTTATTCGTAAGTATAGATTACCTTATGTAACTGTTGATTTGTTTAAAGTTTATGCTCTTAATTCTGCTGGAGTAAATGTAGATAAAGATACTGGCGAACGTAAGAAGTATGGTAAAAGTTTAAAGCAAGTTAGTATTAATCTTAAATGGTATAATCTTCTTGATTTTAAGCTACCTCCAATAGATGATGAAGAAGGTGATGTATATAGGAAAAAAGATGAATATAAAGGCATGACAAATGAACAATTAAATCATTTGTTTACTGGTGATTTTAATAGGTATCTTATGCCTAAATACATAAAACCTATGCTTCATTATAATAAGAATGATGTATTTCTTGTTTGTGAAATAGCTAGACAAAAGCCTGATGAGATTAAACTTAGATATAGTCTAGGTCATGCTTTTAAACTTAATCTTCTATGTAGTGCTAGAAGTAATATTGCTGATAAACTTCTTAATAAGTTCTATTCTGAACGTAGTGGACTTAAAGAAGATGCTTTTAAAAATCTTCGTACTCAACGAACTGCTTTATCGTTTAAACGTATTATATTTCCTCATATTAGGTTTAAGACTAAACAACTTCAAGATTTACTTGAAGAAATGAAGAAAATTGTGATATATAGAACTAATAAAGATAGTTTTGTACGTGAAATAGATTTTTATGGCACAACATATACTCTAGCTACTGGAGGTATTCATACTCAAGATAAACCTGTAGTGCTTAAAAGTACTGATAAATATGTTTATGTTCATCACGATTATACATCCTACTACCCGAGTATAATGATTAGTTATGAAGTAGTACCTGAACATCTTAATACTAAGGTGTTTGTAAACATGGTAGATTACTTTAAACAGACACGTGTTAAGTGTAAACATACTAAGGATGAAGATGGTTTTGTAGTTCCTGGTGTACATAATAGTCTAGCAGCTGAAGCATTAAAGATTGTAATCAATGCTATTTATGGTAAGTATGGTTATGAAAATTATTGGCTTTATGATAGACTTGCACAAATGAGAGTTACTATTAATGGTCAGTTAATGACAATGACTCTTTGTGAATCTCTTGAACTTGCTGGAATACATGTTGTTAGTGCTAATACAGATGGTATCGTTATAAAGCTTCCTTATGATAAAATTGATGTTTATAATCAAATTTGTAAGGAATGGAATGAGACTAATAAAATGTCTGCTGATGATGAACATTATAAGATGCTTGTTAGTCTTAATGTGAATAACTATTTTGATATTCAAAGTAACGATAAACTTGAGTATAAAGGTGCTCTTGATCCAAAGCAGTATATCAAAGACCTTAAAAAAGGTTATGATATGCCTATTGTAGCTACTGCTGTATTTGAGTATTTTGCTCATGGTGCATCTGTGATGGATACTCTTCGTAATCATAAAGATATTCTTGATTTTTGTAAAACTCAAAATGTTGGTAAACAATTTGAAGTTGTTTATGAAAAAGTAGTAGATGGAAAACGTGTTGAAGTTCGTAGTCAACCTCATGTTCGTTTCTATGTATCTACTAGAGGAGTTGTGATTATGAAAGAACATAAATTTACTGGTAAACGTAGTGTTCTAGCTAGTGGAAAACCAGTTCAAATTCTTAATTTACTTGATGATAAAGATATTAGTGAGCGTAATATAGATTATGCTTATTATTATGAAGAAGCTTATAAGATTATTAATCCTATTAAGCTTGGAATAAGTCCTAATCAGAAAGGTAATACAAAGAATAAAACTCTTACTGGAAAAGCTCTATTAAAAAAGAACTTTGGTATGTATAATAGTTTATTTGATAATGAAGAAGAATAATGACAGAAGAACAAGTTTATTTAAATGCTGTTGATGCTTGGAGATTAAATAAAGGAATAGGTACTTTTGTAATACCTGCTCCTTTTGATGCTCTAAGACCTCTGCTTTATATTCTTCCACAACTTTACAATAAGTCTCCTACGACTAGTGTTGTTATTATTGTGAAAGATTTTGCAGATAGAAGTAGTATTGAAAGTTATCTAACTACTTTGAACAATGAAGTATGGAACAATTCTTTTCGTACTATAATACATAATGGAAATCTTAGGATTTTAACTACTGAATATGCTGCTGAACATATTAATGATTATAGTCCTTTACTTACTATAATTTATAATCCTAGTATATTTCATTTTGTATATATAGCTATGATAGAAAAGTCTAAGTTTAATCTAGTAATTCTTAGTAAACTACTAGATAATAAAACTATGGATGATTTCTATACTGTTGCTCCTAGTATTGGTAACTTTAGTCAAAATGTTATTGATGAAGTTAGAACTAACCGCCCCGTAAAAGAGTGTTTAGTAGGGTTAACTATAACACCTGATACTGAACTAGATAAAGAAATGAACTATTATAATAGGGAAATTTCTACTGCTCTAGCTATATTTGGTAATTTTGATAATATCAAGTATGCTAGATTGGGAAATAGTGCTACTAATTGTTCTAGTATGATGATATGTGATGCTATTGCTCGTACTAATGGTTGGGATAATCATTTAGATATGTCTTCAGAATTTAATAGAGACATAGATAAACTGTATAGTCCTTCTGCTATTAAAGAACGTGCTGATAGTATTTACAATATTATTAGAGAACGTAGTACTAAACTTGCTAGTTCTAAAGATAAACTTAATTATATCTTAGATATAGTCAATGATAATTTAGACAAGAATATACTCATTATAAACAAGTATGGTGAATTTGCTAATCTTGTTACTGATTATCTTAATGATAAATCTGGTAAAAGGATTTGTGCTAATTGCCATGATAAAGTAGATAACGTTCCTGCTGTAGATGATTATGGAAATCCTGTTCTTATAAAAAGTGGTCCAAAGAAAGGTCAACCTAAACTTCTAGGTGTTATTGCTCAAAAGAAACTTGCACAGAAACTTATGAATAGTCATAAGATAAATGTAATTTCTTGTGGTGCTTCGCCTGACAAGTCTTTAGATGTTGATATTGATTTAGTTATAATCACTTCTCCACTATGTGATACTATTGAGAGCTATTTCTATAGGCTTTCTAAGGTTCATTTCAGTAATGAGGTACTATTATATACCTTATTCTATAAAAGCACGTTAGAGGAGAAAAAACTAGAAGATAGGACTGTTCCAGCCAATCATACAATAATTAACGATTTTGATAGAAATGTTAAAGTTGATAATAATAATGATTATTGTATTGTTGATTAAGAAAAAGTTCTTATCTTTGCAGCAGAAATTAGAAAACGAACTAATAAGCTCTTTGAAATAATGAATGATACTAAAGATGAAAATGGTAGCAATCGTAGTTTGATTGTTAGACAAGATGATGTTAATACTGGTATTCATGTTCTAAATCTTCTTGATGAGAAACAACTTGCTAATGCAGAAGTATTTCTAAAGAAGATTATTGCTACAGAAAAAGGCGGTGTTAAGAGTGTAAATGAAGGTCTTGCTATTCTTATGAGAGCACAAGATTTAAGATTACCTTTTAGTACTTGTATAGAACATATCCATGTAATTAATGGTAAAACCGGTGTTGATGTTCATATCGTCAAAGCATTGTTGTTAAGGGCAGGTATAGTCTGGGAAACTACTAAAGATTATGTACCTCAGTATAAGTATACTGATGGCAATAATGTTTATGATGAGACACTACTTCCACAGTATTGTGTTAAATGTCGTACCAAAGCAGAAGCTGAAAGTAAAACAGACGATGAAATAGTTGGTGTTTATCCTCTTAAATATTATAAAGATTTAAAAGGTAGAGTATACAACGAATTTCAAATTAACGAACAATGTATTAAGTGCATTAATCTACCACAAGCTATGAAAGTAGCTCAAGAAGGTAAGTTTCCTGTTATTAGAACTCAGGCTACTCCTACAGATTATGTTACTGAATATAAGTTTACTAGGTTTAAGAGAATATATGGTAAAGTAGTTGAAACTCATGCTGTAGGTCATTTCTCTTATACAGAAGCTAATACGGCTGACTTATTTACTAAAGATACTTTTAAGAAATATACTCGTATTATGATTGGACATCGTGCTTTTATGTATGGTGCTCGTGACATAGCTAGTGATATTCTTATGGGTGTTATGTCAGACGATGAATTATCCGAAGTCTTTGCCAATTCAGTTCCTAATGATGAAGACTTTGTAAATATTGAAGAAATTTCTAATAGTGAAGTTTCTACAGAATAAGGAACAATTTAGTGTGTAAATAGTATTATACTATATAATTATTTTATTAACAATTTAAATATTTAAAATTATGAAGATTAACGGTTTATCATTCGGTATTTCAGCAGTTGCAAGTGGTGTTAAGAGTAGTGTAGTTAATGCTGAACCTCAGCTTATTGTTGCTACTACTAAGGGTGGTTTTGCTATCACAGGTTCTGTATCTAAGGCTCTTGGTTTGCAGGCTGGTGATAACATTATGTTTGCTAATAACATCGCTGATGTTGAAGCACTTGTAATGGCTAAGGAAAATGCCGATTTGTTGGAGTATGCTAAGAATAATGGTTTCGACCTTGAGACTTCTGAGGGTGTAGAAGCTTGTGTTAAGTCTCTTACTGTTTGGTATATTGCTAAGGGTGTTCCTATGTTTAAGAAGGATGGTTCAGAAGCTACTGTAGCTGTTCGTCTTACTAAGGAAGAGAAGAAGAAGCTCTATGATGAGAATGTTGATGCTATCATTGCTGCTAATCGTGCTCAGCTCATTGCTGCTTATAACCTCAGTGAGGATGCTACAGATGATGAGATTAAGGAGCATTATACAGTTGATGAGATGCAGAGTCCACAGACTCAGGCATTCAGTGGTTGTAAGCTTGCTGCTAGTGGTAATGCAGTTGGTACTGGTTTGAAGCTTAACTTCTCTGATACAAACAACTGGGAGCAGCTTAAAGCTGATATGGAAGATAAGACTGCTTTGAAGCGTGTATTCTCTGTTGATATTAAGAATGGTGAGACAGGTAAGTTCAACGATGGTCATAAGATTGTTGATGTTATCTATTATCCACTCGGTGAGTATACTGATGAGAAGCCTGCTCGTGTAGCTGCTAACAAGTCTGCTGAATCTGCTGAGTAATTAGTTCATTCATTAGATATTCATTCGCTTTTATTATAGGGGACTGAGCAAATCAGTTCCCTTTTTTAATCAATTAATATAAACGTTTAAAACTTAATTAAGTTATGACAGATGTAACAAAAGAAGCAGCAGCAGTTGCAAATGGTGCTGCAAAGAAGAATCGTAGAGGTATTAGTAATAACACAGTAGCTGCTGCTCGTCTTAAATTTCACGAGAAAGATGCTAGTCCAGCTAATGGTTTATTTATGGCTCATCTTGATTCTGTAAGTGTAGAATGGTCTCAGAGTGGAGAAGGTAATTCTTTTGCTGGTCTTAAAATGCCTCGTCTTGTAGTTACTTTTGCTAGTAACCATGAGAATATTAAGGAACGTCGTTATGTTACTAAGACTTTCTTCCCAGTTGAGAGTAATGTTGATACTATTCCTGGTGGTAAGAATGCTTGGCAAGTAGATGCTCTTCTTAATTGGACAAAGCATCTTCTTGATGTATTCTATCTTAAAGGTCGTGAACTTACTGTTGAAGAGGAAGATGCTCTTACTCTTACATTTGAAGATTACACTGAAGATGAGAATGGCAATTTGGAGTACAATGCAGTAGATGCACAGGATGTTCTTAATGGTTATCGTCATATCTTTGAGAATGTTGCTGCTATGCTTAATGGTCAATTTAATCTTGCTGATAGTGCTACTCCTAAACCTTGCTTTAAGGATGGTAATGGTAAACCTATTTCTTGTTGGATTAAGTTGCTTCGTGCTACTCGTAATCGTAAAGGTGATTGGGTAGATGTTGATAAGAGCAAAGATTTGCAGTTTACTTCATTTGTTGGTTCTGGTGCTATTGAGCTAGTTAAGATGAAAGAAGGAAAGATTCTTCCTCCTGTTATTCTTGCTATCGATAAGGTTAAGGAAAGTATTACTCCTAAGCAGACTAATAAGACTCCTACTGTTGGTGTTCCTGGTATTCCTGGTATGCCTGGTATGACTGGTGGTGCTGTAGTTCCTCCTGTTGGTGGTGAGTTTGCTGGTGGTGCTCCTGCTGGTGCCGGATTTGACCCAACTGCTACAGATGACCTTCCATTCTAAGTAGACAAATGAAGAGTTATCTCTTTGCCTACTAATTCTCAATTAAAGTTTAATGTTCTAAGGGGTAACGATAGTAGTAATACTGTTGTTGCCCCTAATTTTTATCAATATGAAACGTAACGCTAATACAAGTAAACTTACGAAAGCTTTTATAGAATCTAGAGTAAGTCAAGAAGAAATTGTAAGTAAATACTTAGATATACCATTAGAAGTAGTTAGAGATTGTGTTGAACATAATCATCTTATTACTTCTGTATTTCGTGATGATGATACTGATGGTAGTATGGGTATTGCATACAATGCCAAGGGTAGACTTAAAGTTCGTGATTTTGGTGGTGCTGGTTTCTTTGATGATGTATATGGTGTAGTAGCTTACGTATTAAGTATTGTTTATGAAAGACCTATTAGTACAAATAATAAACAAGATTTTTATTTTGTACTAAGTCATATTTATAGAACATTTTCGTATGAAATTGATAATCATATCAATGATTACGATGTAGATGAATCTATAAAGAATGCTCTCGTTAAAGCTCGTAATAAAAAAGCTATTATTGAAATTGTTCCTCGTAGTTGGAATCGTCAAGATAAAGCTATATGGGCTAAATTAAATGTAGATTTGAATTATCTTAATACTCATTTTGTTATTCCAGTTGAACAATATTATATTGATAGAGTAACTAATCCTACTCCTAAATATAAAGATGCTAAAAATGACCCTTGTTACGCTTATATGCTTGGTCGTAATAAATCTGGAGTATATCTTATTAAACTATATTTTCCATTACGTGATAGAACTAAGGAATTAAAGTTTGTAACTAATTGTAATGTACTTGAAGGTCTTCCTAATCTAGAAAGAGAAGATTATGATTATATTATAATAACTAAATCTAGTAAAGATAGATTAAGTTTAGGTAGTCATTTAAGCAAACATACCTTCTACGGGGCGGATGGAAAAACTCTACGTATTGGAGTTATTAATCTTCCTAGTGAAAATTATAGACTTAAAGCTAATGAATATAGTTGGCTTAAAAAAAGACTTAACAATAAAGGTATGATTGTCAGTCTTCTAGATTTTGATAGGACTGGACGTGATGGTGCTGATTATCTTTTGGAAACTTATGGTATTCCTTATCTTTTTATTACTCGTGGAGAATTTGGACTTGAGAATTATGAGTGTAAAGATTTTGCTGATTTACATGATAAATTCAATAATGATGAAATAGATACTTTTATTAAAGAAACTATTAGATATGTCGAAATCCGATACAGAAAAGATAAGAGTAATACCGATGCCTATTTCAAAAGATTATCAGACTGTGATTTGCCATACTGAGAAAGTTGGTAATAAAATCAAATCACAAACTCGTATTCTTATGACTTGGATTAACGATAAAGAAGAAGCTTTACTTGATAAAGGTAAAGCTATTTCTATATCTAGAGGTGGTATTACTTTTGACCTAGATAGAGATAACATATTTTCTTATGGTGAAGTAGATTTTCATGAAGGTAGTGAAGATTATGAAGCTTTAAATGAATTAATACCTTTTAAAGATATTGTTCATATTCCCAATAACTACGATTATGATACTCATACTTGTAAAACTCCTACAAAAATGTATCAAACCAGAGAAACAAATGATATTGGTGCTATGGCTCAATATGCTCATGGTCGTCTAGGTAAACCAAATAAAGTTGTAATATTCAGATTAATAGCTAAACAATGGTAAGATTTCCAAAAGCTTATACTATGGTTATAGATGAACAAGTTAAAGCTATGGCTGTTAAAGACATTAGTACTTGTGGTGCTGATGAATTTGTTGATAAAGCTTGTGTTCATCTTGATTGTTCTCGTATTAAAGATGATATGAGAATGATGCAAACTATTGGTACTCCTTATCAATATGAAGTTAGTCGTACTCTATATGGAATTAATTATGCTCTTGAACAAGGGTGGATTGATGAAAATAAAAGAGACGAATATGTTTCTAAACTTGTAGCTTTACATAAACGTAATCTTAAATATGAAGTAGATAATCCTCCTGTCATATATGAGAAGAAAAAAGGTGTAAAGAAGACTACTCGTACTACTAGAAAGAAAGCTAAAGAAGGAACTCTTGAAGGTTTTGAAAAACCTAAAAAAGAGAAAGCTCCTACTGCTGCTCAGTTAAATGCTCAAGCTAGAGCTAAACTTATTAGTAAATTAAAAATTAAGTTATGATATTATTTAAAAGAAATGCTAAAGGTGACCCTATTTCATGGGGTATTCATGAATATGGTCAAAATAATGAATATATAATTCATTATGGTGCTGTAGGAGGACATAAACATAGTGAAATAATTAAAGCTAAACTTAGTAGAGGTAACGAAATAGAATCTCGTATTAAAGCTAAACGTAAAGAAGGATATAAAGAAGCTTCTGAACTTAAAGATAATGCTCCTTTAAAAATAGAAGGTGATGTTAATCTTCTTAACTTTCTTAATACTTATCTCCCAAAGAATAATACTACTGATGAAGGTTTTGTTCTTCCAATGCTTGCAAAAGTACTTAAAGATAATAAACCTTTTGATAAACGTAGTTATTTAGGTCAGTATAAAATTAATGGTGTTAGATGTATTGTTGGTGCTGAACAAACTAATGATATGTTTAATCCTGTTAGACTTACTTATCGTTCTAGAGAAGGTACTGATTGGACTCCTAAACTTACTTGGATGGATGAAGTAATTCTTCCAGCTATTAAAGATGATTTACTTGATGCTATGATTGAAGAAGGAGCTTGCCTTGATGGTGAACTTTATATTCCTGGTTATAAAGTAAATGATATTAATAGTTTTGTTAAGAATGAAAAGCTTCCTCAACATCTACTTCTTCAGTATTGGTGTTATGATATTGCTATTGATAATATGAGTTATGAAGCTAGACGTAAGTTTAAGATTGATAATATAAGTAGATTATGTTATACTTTTGATACTTATGAACAGCATCTTAATAACAAGAGTAAACTTGTATTATTACCTGATGTTAATATTGCTAATATTTATGATGCTACAAGATTCAGAGATAAGTTTATAAGTCTTGGTTTTGAAGGTCTTATTGTTCGTGATGTTAGTTCCGCTTATCAATTTGGTGCTCGTAATTTAGCTATGCTCAAATATAAACGAGTTGATGATGCAAAGTTTAAAATTGTTGATGTTATTCCTGAAGGAGTTAGAACTACACTTTGTAAGTTTGTTCTTAGAAATGATATTAATGATGAACTGTTTGAAGCTACTGGTAATTTTGACCATTCAAGACAAGAATATATTCTTAAACATAAAGAAGATTTTATTGGTAAACTTGCAACTTGTGAGTTTCGTGAAAGGTCGGGTGTTAAGAACGTGCCTTTTCATTGTAAATTAGTGGACATTCAAAAGTAGATATAACAATGAATTTAAATGCTTATGATAACGTAAAAGAAGAATTAGATAAACATAAAACTTGGTATTCTCCAAAGTTTAAAAGATTATATAGTCGAGAAATAAAGTTTAGAATGTTCTATAAGTTTATGAAACGATGGAATGAAACTATTAAACGAGATGATTATTTTCTAGCTATTAGCATGAATAATGTTGATGGTAGATTTAGTATAACTAATAAAGATAATTATGGTAGATTAAAAGTTTCTGTTCCTAAAGAAGTTATTGAAGATTCTATTCTTAATTCTATAACTATAGATACTAATGTTGAAGTTAAACTTGTTGATGCTCAACCTGATGGTGAGATATATCAGTTGAACATATAACATTAAATTGCTAGAGCCGCCCCGTAGAAGATGTGGCAGATTTCCACTTTACTTCATGCGTGAGCGGCTTTATTATACTCGCTTATTAGTTATTCACATAACTAAATTCAATTAGTTAGAAACAAAATTAAAATATTAAATAACTTAATAATATGACTAATGAAGATTACAATAGTGGTTGTTTTGGTTGTTTCGTTATTATTATACCTTATGTAATAATAGGAATTTTAATGCTTATTTATTATGCTATTCGCAATCATGCAATTTAGAATAATATACTTATTATAGAACATTTAAAAAGTAAAATTATGACTAAAAGTAAAGTAGGTGCTGAACCTAAAGGTAGAGTTAAACATGTATTTACTAAAGATGCAGGTATTCACGAAGGTATTCATCGTGATGAACCTGGTTGGTATGATAGTAACTATCATTGTTATTGTTTTGGTTATGGTTATTTCTTTCATAGAGGAATATCATTAGCAGTTAAACTTACTCCTTATTATATTAAAAATAATTGGGATAGAGAAGGCTGGTGTGGTGGTCTTAAAGGAGCTTGTATGGCTCGCATTGACCGTAAACGCAAAATAGCTGTAATTAAAGAAGGAACTGAATATGCTTGTAATATTAAGCGTGGTCTTCCTCAAGATTATACTATTTATAAAACTAATGAAGATATTCCTATTTATGATATAACTGAACCGAAGAATAAGAAGATACTTATTAAAATGCATACAAAGTATCTTATTAAAAAGTATCTTGAAACGTTTTATAATGAATATAAAGTACTTAGTTCTATAAGTAAACGTATTCCTTACAATAATTATATTGCAGATAATAGAAATAAATATTTTGTAGAGATTAAAACTCTTGTAGAGAAATATAAGTTTATTCCTAGATGTAAACCTTTATCAGATAAAGTATTTTATATTAATAATTACAAAGTTAACTTTCCTTCTATTAATGCTATTCTTAATGATGCTTTGTTTACTGATGAACAAAAAGAACATATTAGAAAATGTAAGTTCTATACAAAGTTTTGTCTTCATAAAGGAACTAATTGGGCAGAGCTTAATAAGAAATGGTCTGATGAATATGTTACAGAAGTAGAAGCTAAAGATAAAGCTGAGGAAGAAGCTTTTCGTAAAAGAGAAGCTGAATATAAAGTTAAAACTGAAAAGAATTATAAAGAAGCTTTAGCTAAAGCTAATCAAACTATTGATGAATGGCGAAAAGGAGGTACAAAAAAAGAAATTCATTATACTAGATATTATGCAAATCCTGATACTAGAAGAATTAAAGCTATGGATAGTGTATTATATCATACTATATTTCCTAATACTCAACTTAGAATTAGACCAGATAAACCTAATTGGGTTGAAACTAGTAGAGGTGCTTTAGTTCCACTTGAAACTGCTATTAATATATTTAATCAATTATATGTTGATTATATTCTTAGTGGTAAAACTAAATTTCAATTTAGATATGGTGAATTTAAGATTGGTTCATTCATGGTTTCAAGAGCTAGTTATGTCGATAAATTTACTGATATTAATAATTATGAAAATCCTTATGAAAATACTTATAAATATTTAGGTTATAAAGAATGGATGTTTAGAATAGGCTGCCACATATTATGGTTCGATGATATTAAAGATTTTGCTAGATATTATAATCTACAAGATAAACTTAGTTTTCCTCTCGATAAAACTACTGCTGAATGTATGGAGAACCATCTGATTCATTTACATAGTGGAAAAATTATTGAAGCTGTAGGAACAATAGATATTTAACTTAATATAATAACAATTATGACAGAAAGTGATTTAAAGTATTGGAAAGCGGTGCTTAATGGAGTAGTTCCAGAGCATCTTGTAACTCCTGAAGTTGTTGCATTACGTGACCAACAAAACAAAATGCTTAGTCTTATGGCTAAGAAGAATGCTGATTATGGTAATGCTTTTAATAAAGGTTGTGATAAACTAGGCTATAGATATGGTCTAGCTAGAATGTATGATAAAGCTAATCGTTTGGTTCATCTTATTGAAGATGATTTTCAAGGTTATAGTAATCCTAATGTTGAAGATGAAAGTATGTTTGATACTATTCAAGATTTAGGTAATTATTGTAATATGTTATTAGCTTGGCAAGCTAGCGATAATGGACATGAACCTACCATACCTTCTACGGGGCGGGTAGAGACAGTTTTCATTGATATTTCTAATCTTGTTAAAACAGATAAACTTATTCTTATCGAAGAAACCAGTAAGAAAGATGTAACTAATGAAATTATATCTGCTTATGGTTTTGAACATCTTTGTAAAGATAAAGATGGATATGTATATAATTTATCTGCTGATGATAAAGAAATTCCTGTTACTAGTGAACATAAAGAGAATATAGTTGCTATATCTCACGAAGATTATGAAGCTGGAAAAGATTTTGTTAAACGTAAAAAGTAAATAATATGATTAAAGTTGTAGAACCTAGTGTTGAATTGTGGAAACAAGATGGTTATACTCTTGATGCTATTTGGAAACATATAGCTAGATGTGCTCGTGTTTGTTATCAGTCTATTCCTAAAGATAATGGAGAAGATGACTATAGTTTTTTAGTTAGAACACTATTTCGTGGTGTTGAACCAAAAAATATAAATACTAAAGATTTAGTAAAATATCATCTTAGTGTATGTGAACATGCAACAGTTCATCTTAAATATCCTACATTTATGCCTAGAGCTGTTGCTCAAGCTACTAGATTTACTAGTAATAAATATAGTAGAACTAAACAATATGAGAATTATATTTATGTTACTACTAATATGAGAGTTCTTATCGAACATCATTGGATTGAAGAACTTGAATTTATAGACGTAAATAATAATTGTCCTTACTATATTCCAAGACCTACTATTTGTTTTATAACAGATATTGGTGCTAGTCGTGAACTTAATCGTCATAGAGTTAATAGTGTTAGTGAAGAAAGTACTAGATATTGCGCTTATGATAAAGGTAAATTTGGTAATAGAATAACTGTTGCTAAACTTCCTTGGATTAAAACTATAGATACTAATGACGAATTTAATGTAACTACGTATAATAATGGCTTTTATAGTGATGAAGAAATTTATGATAAATCTACTCATCTTATTGAAGCTAAAAATACTGATGATTGGGTTGCTGTAGATTGGTTCCTTTATGGTCTTCAAATTTGCGATTTAGTTTATCGTAAAACTCGTGAACTTGGTTGGACTGCACAACAAGCTAGAGAAATTCTTCCTCTTAATACTAAAACTCAAGTAGTTCATACTGCTTTTGTTGATGATTGGAATCATTATATTGATTTACGTTCTAATGGCGTTAGCGGTGCTCCTCATCCTATGGCTAAAGAGCTTGCTGATAAAGTTGATATTTTAATTAATGCTACAACATGTGGATAAGTATTTTAAATTATAATATAGGACAAATTGAAGTTGCTGATATAACTGACTTTGATGCAGATATTGATAAAGATTCTAATATAGATCCTAATCAAATTGCAGAAATGTGGTTACTTAGTAATCATTATAATCTTGATGAAGTTAGTTATATGCTAACTGATGAATGTCCTTTGTGTGTAGTAAATAACGTAGAAACTCATTTAAACTTATAAAATTATGGAAAAGACAATTAATGAAGTTAAGAAGAATGCAAAGACTTTAGAGAATGATATTCTCAAGTTAATTAGTGATTTTGAAGTAGCTAATCCTGAAGTTGAAGTTCGTGTTACTGTAGGTCGTAATTATTCTACTATTGAAGATGGTAAAATTACTCATAGAGCAGATGTAGATTTAACTATTAAATAATTAAGTAATATGGGAAAAAGTATTTTTGATATTGATAAAGAATTGTATTCTCTTTATGATGAGATTGAAGAAGCAGGTGGAGAAATAACTCCAGAAATAGAAGAAAAGCTTGAAATTAATGGTCAAGAAATGACTAACAAAGTTAAGAATATAACTAACTTTATTAATAATTTAAATGCTGATATTCTTGCTATTAAGTCTGAGACTGATAGACTTGCTAAACTCAAGAAATCTAAAGAGAATACAATTAAAGGTCTTACTAAACTTGTTCTCTTTGCTATTAAAAATTATGGTATAGAAGATAAGAGTGGTAAGAAGTGGATTGATTGGGGTACTGGTAAAGTAACTATTCGTAAAAGTGAAACTATTGAAGTTAATAGTAAGAAACTTGAAGCTATTAATGATATGCTTAAAGTAACTTTTGCTAATGGTATATATACCGGTACTCTTAACCAAAATTCTTCTGTAGATGAACAAGCATTACTTGATGCTATTGTTAATACTGCTAAAGATTCTGGTAATTATGAATGTAGTGAAATTGAAATAGAAGACCTTGATGATGTTAATATCGAGGTTACTGTTCCAGTTAAACTTACAGACCTTCTCAAGGGTGATGGTTATCAGCTTATGACTAATATCGGAGCTGTTAATCGTGATGGTTGGAAATTTAAACCTAGTATTGATAAGAAACTTATGAAAGTTAAAATCAAAGATGATGGTTGTGTTTCCAATATTGCTGAACTTGTTGAAAATGATAATTTAACTATCAAATAACATGAGAGTTTCAGAATTAATACAAAAACTTAACAGTCTCCAAGAAAATAATGGAGACTGTCAAGTTATGGTTGACGATTTATATGCTAATAGTGTGAATTACGATTCTGCTCTAGGTTGTATAAATATAAAGTCTTATTAAAATAAATAGTAATATTATGTATAATGTATATTTAATTAAAACAGATATTAAAGTAAAAGCTAATACTTTTCTTAATATTAATATTCTAGCAGAAGATTTATCTGATGCTACAAGTAGTGCTTCATATTGTAAATATAATGGTGAAGAACTAAAGAAACATATAGTTAGTGTAGAAGTTATTGTTTCAAATGTAATACGTGATACATGGAGCGTTAAAGATTTGAATCCTGACTATAAAGAAGAAAGTGAAGATAAACAAGAAAATCTTTCTCCTATTGATTAATATTTTAATATAATGTTTAACAATTTAATTAACGCTGAGTTATGAGTAAATTTAATCGTGGTGGTCTTCCTTGGGCTATGGGTAAAGACGTATCTAATTGTGCAACTGCACAAGAAGTAATGAAAGTAGCAGGTCTTGATTGGTCTGTTCAAAAGTGTGAACTTGTAGGTAAAATGCCTTTTAGAATAGGTAGTAATAATGAATTGGGAGAAGATGCTTTTGTACATGATGGTAATATTTATCGTGAGTGTGCTAATGCTTTTGCAACTTATAGAACCGATATTAATTATCCTTTGGGTATTGTCAAAGATAAGTATGAAGTAGTTCAAAATCTTGATGCTTTTAACTTCTTTAATAATGCTATTGGTGAAGGTAAAGCTGTTTGGGATAAAGCTGCTTGTCTTAATATGGGAGAAAAGGTGTATGTTAGTGCTAAACTTCCAATACAAACTTCTGTAAGTAGAGAAGATGTTATAGATAACTATCTTGTGTTTAGTAATGGACATGATGGTGGTTCATCTGTAGATATTATGATTACTCCTGTTCGTGTTATTTGTACTAATATGCTTAATGGAGCATTAGATAAAGCTTCTTGTCATATTAGACTTAGACATACTAAGTCTGTAAAAGAGAAGCTTGAACTTGGTGCTCAAGTACTTAAAGTTGCTTGTTCACACGCTTTAGATGCTCAAGAACTTTATCGTCATCTTACTACTATTAAGATGAGCGATGAAGAAGTTTATAAGTATCTTTGTGAATTACAACTTACTCCTGCTGAAATCGAACGAATTAATCAGTACGACCCTAAAAGAGGTTATGCTCGACTTGTTGCTCGTGATTATAGACTTCTTGAAGCAGTTGAAATATCTTCTCGTAAAGCTAATCAACTTTATAATATGATGGATTACTATAATGATGGTATTGGTCAGAAAGATATTTGTGGTACTGCTTGGGGTGCATATAATGCTGTAACTGGTTTCTATTGTAACGTTGCTAATCTTGAAGGTGAGAAACGTATGAATAGTCTTGTTTGGGGTAGTGCTAATAATAATATGAATAAAGCACTTAATTCTGTTGTAGCTTATGCAAGTTAATTTTAATGGAAAAGAAAATCAATTTAAAGTACCTCATTACAAAGTTGGTGATGAGGTACTAGCTTTTAGTCATATTAGTGGTAAATTCTTTGTTGGTACAGTTAGTGCTGTAAATAGTTATGCTGATACTAACCAAAGTGTTGTAAATTACACTATTATGATTGATGAAAATAAAGGTGTTCCTAATGTTCCAGAAGCTTTAGTATTCGATAATAAAGACGATGCTAGAGAATGGATAAAATCATTAGATATGGAGCTATATAACTTTTGATACATTTCTTTACGGGGAGGATAGAGCAACTACTAGTGCTAGAATACTAGAAGCAGCTAAAGCCGCCCCGTAGAAGATGTTAGTGGTTAAACTATCGTTAAACTACTTATTATTAGTAGTAATACTGATGATAATGCTTATCTTTGTGCTGCAAATGAAAGCAAGCATTAATATATATATTATATTAGAGCTTGTAAGTAGTTGATTATCAAATCGTTACACAACAAAAGTTGTAAACGACTACAACAATTTATTCAAAAGTTGTATGAGTTTACAACTTTTTTATGTATATTTGCAGGCGTGTAACGATAATGATAATAGTGATATGGATAAATTATATAGAAATTACGCTAAAGATATATGTGATGTTGGATTTGATATAAATACTATAGATACTGATAATAATCATATAAGTAAAGACAATTCTAACAATCCTTATATTACGGCTATTAGTTATAATAAGGAAATGATTAAACTTCGTAAAGGTATAGTACTAGAAATGAGAAAACATAGTCTTGCTGCTGCTCAAGTATTTAGTTACATTGAGGAGCATTTAAAGTACGACTGTAATAGTATTATTCTTAGTCCTACAATTATAGCTAAAGAATATAATAATGATAAAGGTAACATAAGTAAAGGTATTAAAGAACTTATAGAAATGAATGTCATTAGGAGAACTAAAGATTATATAGATGTTCCTGATGGTGTTAGTAAAAATCAATTTACTGTAAATCATAATTATATTTATAATGGTAATTTACATAAACTAAAGAAAGATATTGAACAACAACGTAAAATAAAAGATAATTAAATTATGAGTCAATTAAGTAATCGTATAGCAGATGCATTTATTAATTATGCAAATGCTTTTAAAGAAACTCCTGACAACAGAGAGTTAGCTGAAAAAGAACTTAAAGAAGCTCTTCGTACAGCTATTGATTTTGTTCCAGTTAAGATTTGGCTTGACCCTAAAGTTAAAGCTAAAATTCCAGAGTATGCTCATTATGTAGCTAATTCTAAGGAAGATGGTTTTGGTGGTCACGCTACTGATGCTTGTTGTGATGTAGTTTGTACTTCTATTGAGAAGACAGATGATGGTCGCATTAAATGTGGAACAGGTATTCACGTAGCTCTTGAACATAGAGATTCATTAACTTGTCGTCCTAATAGTAGAATTACTAAGATGGGTTATGTTGTAGCTAATTCTCCATGTACTGTAGATGAAAGTTATCGTGGTGAAATTTTCATCGTATTTAGACCTATTGTAGATAATCCTACACCAATTAATGTTGGTGATGTTATTGGACAATTTGAAGTTCCTCATCATCGTCAAGCTAGTTTTGAAACAGTCAAGAATCTTGAAGACCTTGGTATAACTGATAGAGGTGATGGTGGTTTTGGTTCTACAGCAAAGAAATAATTAATTATTAATTTTAAAATTTAAACAACTATGGCAGAAATGACAAAGAATTGGGTAACTCGTATGATTAATCGTCATGCAGAAACAGTATTAGAAATTGACAAGGTTAAGAAACATCTTGCTAATGCAGGTAATAATCCAAAGATTAGTAAAGTAACGTATGGTAATCTTTCTCTTCTTCTTAGAGATTTGAAGAATCTTGAAAGAACTTATCGTATTATGCTTGAAAATGAAAATGTAACATTTACTATGAATGGTGAATATTGCACTAAAATTGCTCAGATTAATGAAAAGAAAAATCCTGATAATAACGACTAAGAATTGTCTTGGTTGTTCTATTGCAATAAATAATACTCAAACTGTTATTGCTAAATCGTCTAAAGAAATAGCTCTTGAAATTAAAGATTTTACAGAGCTTCCTAAAAGACTTATTCATAAGTATAAAGCTTATGACTATCCTACTACAATATTTCTTAAAGATGATGAAGTAACTTTCAAGTTTGTTGGTAGTACACATGTAAATTGTATTCAAAGATACATAGATTTGTATCTGAAATAATTGATAATTATTCATAGTTTTTAAATTTAAAGTTCTTGCTCCTAGTGCTTGTGAAAGTACTAGGAGTTTTTATATAGAAAATCAAATGAACGAAAATTATAATAAACATAAGAATATAGCTATACTTATATTTGCTATTGTAGCTGCCGGACTTGTTGCTTGTAGTTATAATAAAGTTTCTAATAATAAACCTGTAAGTATAGATAGTTGTGGAATTAATGATGATTTCTATGAAATTAATGATGTTGATTCTACAAATGATGGATATGACACAGATAGTGTTATTTATCTTGACGGTAATGGTAATATAATTAAAGCTCCTTTTAAATAAGTTGAGCTATATGGCACATCCTATATTTTGAAATCCTCTATACGAGGGTGATTTTAATCTCCTGAATAATTGTTCAGCCGTAACACTAAAGTAGCTTAGAAGTCATTTAAAGTGTAATTTATTTAATAACCATTCTTACTTGTAAGTCTTATTTCAGCTCCAGGCATACGAGTTTAACCTATGCCAACCTTAGTGGGAAACTCCCACAATTACATAATAAATGATTTCTAAGCAACTTACATATTAATGCCGATTAATCATACTACTTTAATTATTTGACCGCTTACGAAAGAAATTGAAATATTACTTATGTTTTTGATATTTGCATTCCATGTTATAAGAATTCATAATTCGACATCAGCAGCAGCGGCTGCATCATTTTTAATCATTGTTTAATATTATGAGTAGCTTGTCCGTGAGGATGAGTTACTCTTTTTTTTTATTTATTAGTAGCGACACACTATAACACATTAAACGAAAAAGAGCTAGATAGTCATCACGACTATCTAGCTCAGAACCTTTATAAATATCACCTTAAACAACATTTAAAACCCTATAAACAATTAATTTAGCAAGTAGTTTAGAACTTATAGCATTTGCTACTCTAGCAGGATTCGAACCTGCTCTGACAGAACCAAAATCTGTAGTGCTGCCATTACACCATAGAGCAATAAAGTTTCGCATACATCTGTAGTAATTTCATGGCAAAAACAGGAAAACCTTTATCTGTTGCAAAGATACTATTAATATTAATATCTCCAACAGATAAAGGTCTTATTTAATTCTTATTAGTAGAAGTATCACTATCGATGTCTTCTACGGGGCGGATTTAATCATTTACATTAGTAGGTATTATACCAAGTATATTATCTCCTAATTTATAATAACTATTACTCTTATCAAGACCAGCAATATTACTATAAGCTCTATAAATAGGTATTTGTCTAGTAGTAAGAACATAAAGTTTATTCTCTCCAGCATATCTACCACTACTATAATCCCAGTTATAATCATCACCAGCTATAAGTCCTTCGGCTATAATATTCATAGCTTTAAGAATATCACTAGGCATAGTCTGAGCTGCAATAGGAGAACTATATAACTTCTTACCTTCAGTTATAACAAATGGAGGAGTATACATCATAACTTGAGTTGCAAGACTATCTGCTTCATAAATAAGAAGATTTCCTAAAGTACTATTTTCAAGTTCTTTATCATCCCAAATTGCATGAGCAGCAAGAGACATAGCGATAGCAGATACTGAACCAGCAACATTGCCCATAGCTCTAAGTATTGCAGCACGTTGATAACGAGGTAACATATTCCAATTAGTATTAAAGTTTGTAGCCATATCTACATAACCCATAAACAACTTTTGGAGAGTTTGTAATGCACCAAGTTGAGTACCATTAATTTCTCTATCTGCTTTAATTTTATCTAAAGGCATTGAAAGGAAATCTATAAGAGCAGGACCACAACCTAATGTAAAAGCTCCACGTTCTTCATTAAAATAACCTTGTCTTCTATAATGTTTAAGAATACCAGGATATATATGTTTATGATATTGCATAGCAAGACTACCCCACCAATGTTTTTCAAGTTGTGCAGCGCCAAGTTTATCATATACACCATGTATTTCTTTATTAACGCTAATAACTTTACCTTTAAACTCACCAAGAAGTTTATAAGCATCAGAAACTTCTTTATCTGCACTAAGTGCATCAAGTTCTGCAAGTTTACTACCTTCTTTAAAAGCTAATCTACCATCTTTTAAATCAAGATTTTCAATAACTCGACTATACTTTTCAAATTCAGTAGTTGCAGTCTTTTCAAGTTCTTTCTTTGCTTTAACAAATTCTTTTTGCATCTTATTAGGAAGAGTTCTAGCAAATTCAGTAGTAAAATCTTTACGACCAAAAACAAACTCTTTAAGTTTATTAGCATCTTCTTTTATAGCACCAACATAGTTATTAAACTTAGCTTCAAATTCAGTACCTTCAATAATACGCTTTAGAGCTTTCTCATGGCAATCAGCAATATATTCATATTTACTCATAGCACGATACTTAATTCTACCTCTATTTTCAGCATCAACTACAGGTATAAGTCTATTACTATACATAAGACTAAACATAGCTGCATTCTGCATAAAATGTTCACCCATAGCATTAGGAGAATAAAGAGCATTTCTAAGCTTTTCAAAAGCAGTACCTGCATCAAGATGATTACCATCACTAATACCAGCAAGTTGGTCAAAGTCAATAACATTCATTTCTTTAACTATAGCACTAGCTAATGTTGAAGCTTTATCTTTACCAAGGTCATTAATAAAACTCCATGAATTGTGCATCCATAAAGCTTTACCAAGAGCATAATCTTTAGCACCAAAAAATTCTTTAGCTATCCACTCACCTGCTAAATTTGATTCACCAACAGTAACATTACCGATACCACCAGTAATATTAAGCATCATAAATTTAGCACTAGTAAAAGATTGAAGAAGATTACTAACTTTAGTAAAGTTAGCATTACTTTCTTTAAATTGATTATAGATAATTCTACGAATCCAATTCTCATATTGACCTTGAAGTCTTTCATCTTTTTGAGTAAGATAACGAGTTTCACCTCTAGCACCTCTTTGATGATCTTTCTTTAGATTACTCCAACCTACATTCTTTTGATATACTTCCATTCTATCAATCATTTCTTTACCATAATAAAGCATATACTTATTATCTTGTATAGCATTAAAATGAGCAGCTTGAGTAATGAAGTTTGAAAGTACAGTACGATAATCTCTATTAAGTAAAGCACGATGAATTTCTTTATTCTTCTTCAATGCTTCTTCCATACGTTTATTATAAGCTGTAAGTGCAGCATTATATTCTTCATCATCAGCATAAGATACACGTTGTGGCTTAGTCTTTTTAATATTCTCTATATTAACAGAATCTTTATTTCTAAGTTGTTCCATTAACATAGGCATATCTATAGCTTTATCATCAGCATAATCTATATGATAGAAAGGGTCTCTACCATTCTGAAGTTTATCACTATAACCAAGGAACTCTAGGAATTGTTTTCCCCACCATTTTGCATCATGTTCTGCATCTTTACTTATAGAAGGAAGATAACCTCTACCTATAAAACGTTTTGCAGATTCAGTTTGAGCAAGAGCATTAAGAGTCTTCTGAATATAAGACATAAGTTTTTGTTGATATTCATTAAGAACAACATTTGTATCATAAGTACTATCAGAAGTTTTCTTATAATTATCAACATAACCTACACCTTCTTTATAGTTTGGATTCTTATATGCAGCTTTAGGAGCAAGTTCAGTTTGAGCATAACCAGCGTTCCATTCACCATTTGCAACAGAAGGTATAACTTGCGTTTTTCTCCATATTACAGTAGGTTCCATTCTATGAGTATAAGGATTAAATACATGATTTCTATCATACCACTTCTTAAACTCAGCATCACCTTTTGCTCTTTGCTTTTTAAGTTCAGCTTCATAATAAGGAGTATTGATAGTCTCAAGATTATTATGTATAGTACGATAAGCTTCAGTTCTTTCGTCCATTTGTTTACGAAGTTGTTCAGCTTTCTTTTTACCTTTTGTCTTGAGATATTTATCCATATCTACTTTAAGTGTACCATAGAGATAACGGTTAGGTATTCTATCCTTAGTTTCATCATAAACTATATTACCTGAAGCATCAGTAACAACTTGATATTTATCATCGAGTTTTGGAATACCCATTTTATTAACTCGTTCCCAAGCTTTATAATACTTAGCTCCTTTAGCTTTAGCTCGTTCTTCTTCTAGATTAAATGCTTCTTTATTATAATTATCTAAATCAACAAAACGAGTAACAAAATAAGCAATAGATTTACCATTAGTACTATCTTCTGTTTTCTTCATACCAGCAAACAAAGGTTGATACGCTTGATAAAGTTTATCAAGTTCTTCCTCAGTAAGCTCTGAAGTAGCAACATGTTTAGTAGCGATGTCGTAATGTGGAGCAAGTATTTCATTAACTTGTTTCACTATTTGCTGATACTCTTTGTTTGGAACACCATTAGCTGCAAGCCTCTTATAAACTTCAGTAGGATAAACAACATCATCTTCAGGACCATTACTAATAAGAATACGGTCATTTTCCATACCATATTTTGTATTATTAAAACGTTTCTGAGCTTCTTCTTGAATAGCAGCTTGTTGTTCTTCAGTAAATATAGTACCATCTAAGCGACCAAATTCATCATAAGGATTTACATTAGTTGCTTTAAGTTTTCTAAGATATATTTTAAGCTTACTATTATTTTTACCCTTATAACCCATAGTTTTATATGCTTCATGTATAGCTTCTTGAATACTTGGGTCGATTGTCCATTTGGCATTAGTAGCAAGCCAAGCTTTTGCAGCTTTATATTCTTTATTCATTTCAAGCTGAGAAGCAGGAACGCTAATTCTACCAGATGGGTCTCTAGCTTCAGCAGTTTCAACAATATCAAGCATACGTTTTAGTTGGTCTTCAAAACCTTTACGAACCCTACTATCATTATATTTATTACGAATATCGTTTATAGTTCTGAGATATTTATCAAGAGCTTTACAATCATCAGCGTTATTTATTCTAGCTTTATGGTATCTTTCTTTATCAACAATTTCACCAGTTGAAGGATTCATACCAGGATAACCCATGATAAAACTCTCTTTAGGTTCACCATTATCTAAATCATATTCAGAACGAATATCATTAAGATGATACCAAAGATTCTTTAATTCAGTTTCTTTTTCAGGACTAAGTGTACCATCAGTTCTACTGGCATTAATTTCATCAATCATAGCTTTTGTCTTAATATACTCTTCAAGTATAGGTCTATGATTTCTATAAAGTTCATCTTGAGCATCATAAAGTTCTTTATAATAACTATCAACAAACTTACGATTTACGTGGTCTAATAAAAACTTATCAAGTTTATGTTTAGCTTCAACGTAAGCTTCAGGATTATTAATTATATCTGATTTAGCATTACGTTCATCTTGTCTAAGTTTATTTAAATCATTTTCAAAATTATCATTATAAGGACGAATAAATCTACCATCAGCGTCAATAATATCATCAAACGACAAATGAACTCCAGCAGCTTCTGCATCAGCAAATATTTTATCTATTTCCTTATTGAAAATATCTACAGTTCTTCTAGCTTGAAGTTCTTTAGCTCTAATATCAGACATTACATTCTTAGTAAGTACTTGTACAAAAGCATTACCAGAATCCTGTAAATCACCAACCCAAGCATCAAACCAACTAGTAGAATGGAAACCATCAAATACACTAATAAGATTATTTTGAATTTGAGGATTATCACTAAGCTTTGCTAGATAATCATTAGCAAATAACTTTTCAGCTTGTTCAATAATAGAAGTATCTGTAAGTTGTTTAATTGCATTTTGAAGTCTTTCTACATAAGCTATAGTATTATCACTATCTACAGACTTATCAACTTTAACTGAAGTAATATTACCATATTTACTAATCAAAGCTCTAGCATCAAGAAGAGTCTTTAAATATCTTCTTCTTTCAGCAGGATTATTTCTAATAATATCTATAGTACGAGCATCATTTACAGACAAGAAATGACCATTTTCATCTTCAACAAACTGATTAAGTTGTTGAGTAATATCATTAACTTTATCTTCAACATAAGTTGTTATATTATAATAAACATCTTCAGCTTGAGATTGGAACTCATTACGTGTAGCATTAAAACCTTTAGCTGAAAGATTATTTACTTTTTTACGAGCAGAATAATCACCTTCGTGACTTCTACGATTCATATCATTATAAGCATCAATAGAAAAATCAAGAACACTAGCACCAAGCTTAGAATTAGTATTCAATTTAGCATTAGGCTTACCTTTTGATTTAACTCTTACAAAGTAAGTGTTATAAGGTACGTTAATACCTAAGTCTTTAGCTCTTTCTACTTCAGATTTTCTAGGAGCTCTAAACTCAAATATTTCATCAACTTCATTAGTAACTTCTTTACCATCTTCTATAGTAACATAAGTTCCTTTAATGTGTTGAGGATTACCAAATACAGTACCAATCGATTTACTTCTTAAATAGAAACTCTGAATAGCAAATTCTTTACCATTACTTTCAGGATATTTATTAAGAATTTCATTAATAGTAAACTTAGCAGAAGCTTCTTGATACTTACTAGGATTATTAATATCAAAAGCGTTAGCATTTTTAAGTTTAAGATGTTTAATATTAAACTTATAAGCTTGAGCCATTTCGTTAAGGTCTTCTATAGTAGGAGTATCTCCCTTCTCTAATCTATTAATATAATCAATATAAAATCCTTCACTTCTATAACCTTTAGTATTTTCTCTATTGAGACTTATTTCACTAGTTTCATTTTCGTCAAGTTTTGTAATAGGATAAGCGTATATTTTATCGTTATTTTCAACGATTTTATAAAGTCTAGCTTTATATTCTTTACCTACTTTTTCATTAAGATGAACATAATGATTTGCGTAAAAGTCATCATTAGTATTTGATTCATTAATAAAACCATACTTAGCAGCAAGTGCTCTTTGAGATTTTAAATTATTATATTCAGCAAGAGCTGTTTTAAGTTCTGCGTTAAGTGATTTAATTTCATTCTCATCATTAGTAGTTTCTATGTCACGTCTAAGATTAACAATCTTTTCTCCAACAATACTAATATCAGATAAATCAAATACAAAAAGATTATTTGGCTTTTTGAACTTACTTAATTCAGAAACATAAACACCATTTCTACGAACATTCTTAACTGTCTTATGATAGATAAAATTACTATCACTATGAGAACGAACATAACGTTCAGCAACATCATAAGTTCCAGCAAAATTATTAAACTCATCAACTATATAACTAATAGCAGATTTACCGCCAAACAAATCAGCATTTCTAAGAGCATCATTTGTGATAACTTTACTAATGCCATTACGTCTCATCTTGAAATTCTCAACAGCAAAAGCATATTTAATCATATCAATAGCTGCAAGTTTAACAAGAGGATTATCACTATTAGCTGCTTGGTCGAATAACATATAAGCAGTTTCTACATCAGTAGTATCATCTTTAAATTGAATACTTTGCTTAGATTGACCAGTAGTATTATATTCATATTGATTGAACAAGTTTACTTTAAGCAAACCAAATATACCAGCATCTTCAGATTTACTTTGAAGATAAGCAACCTTTTGAGCAGGAGTAAGTTTAATAAAAGCTTCTACTTCAGAAGGAGTTGGTCTATTAATATATTCACAATCAAAGTTAAACTGAGGTTTAGCATTATATCCAAAGATTCTTTGACGTTCAGCAATAGTATCGCTTTCGTTATCGAAACCGTAAGCTAATGTACCATCTTGTTCAGCAAATACTTTACTACTATACATTACTGGAGCAACATGATTATATATACTACTAAGAATATATTGTTGAAAATCATTATATTCTTTCTCATTAATATTACGACTTCTATCACTAAAAGTATTTTCAAGACTATAAACAAGATTCTTAAAACTATCAGTCTGAGTATCAAACAACATACTATTAATACTACTAGATGTAGCAGTAGCATACTTTAAGAAGCAATGAAGAGAAGGATATTTAGATTGACTATCATTATGTTTATCCATCATATAACTTCTAATATCTACAACTTTATTACCAGCAGCATTTTTAGTAAGAAGACCAGGATAAATAGCTTCAAGGAAAGACATTTCGTTATCTTTATCTTTAACAGAAAGAACATTTTCTATATTAGCGTTTTCTCCATTAACAATTTCTTGAATATCAGTAAATACTTTATTAGTAACAAAAAGAGTTTGCTTAGCACCAAATCTATCAGGATTACAAACACGAGCTAAAGAACTAATACCTTGAGCTAAACGATTAATATCATTATAAGCAAAAAGTATAGACATATCATACACCATATCTTCTACGGGGCGGCTCTCCTTTTGATTAAGTCTATTGGCTAATTCTTTATAATTAAGAATAACTCTATTATTGGAAGTAAGACTATATTCTGTATCAAGAGCAGTATTTACTTTATCTATTACAGTTCTAATATTGTCATCTTCTGTTACACCAATATTCATTTCAATAGCTAATTTTTTAATAGCATTATGAATAGGTTTAGAAGTATCTTCAGCATAAATAGACTTATTAGCATTATACTCTTCTACAATACGACTAATAGCAGGCTGCATAATAAATGCAACAGTTGTATCGTAATTACTACCAATATCAGGAAGAGTTTTATATACTGCAAAAGTAAAGTCATTTACATTTGGAATAGCACCTTCCTTAACAGCATCAAGAATATGAGCAGTAGTTTGAGAAGTATATGCAGTAAGAATACGTCCATCTACATTTTTATTATCATTAGTCCAACCAATAGTAGTATGAGTTACAAGATAGTCACCAGTCTCTTCGTCAGTAGTAACATTGGCTTTACCAAATCTATCTATAAGTTCTTTAGCATCATACTTATCTTTATCGTAAGAAATTGTTACTTCATAATCACTATTGATAGTAGGTTGAACTGTATTACAAACAGAAACAAAAGTATCACGAGTAACACTAAACGCTTTAAGTTTAGCACCACTCATAACATCTTCTTGATAATCAGCTTGGTCAAGGAAGTCATAAGAACTTCTAGCATTACGTATTTTCTTAACTACAGGATTAATAACTTTATCACGTGCATTAATAATATCATCAAAATTAGAACGTGACAAGTTCTCCTCAAGAGATATATCATCTTTGAGAATATCAATCATATCATCAAGAATACGATTATTACGAGCGTTACGAGTATTAGCATCTTCTACATTCTGAGCTAAATACTCATTATAACTCATAATACCAAGTTTTTTAGCAGCTTTATTAAACTTATCAATTCTAGCTTGAAGAATCTCTTTAGCTTTATCAGACTTAAAAGCTTTTTTATCAATATATTCATTACTAATAGAATCAACCATATCTTCATGTACTGAAATGAAATTATTATCAGCAGCATCAAGATTAGTTTTATTAGTACGAATATAATCAGCTACAAACTGAAGTTGTTTAAGATAACTATCTTTTGTAAGTTTACCAGTTTCTGGATTCTTTACAGCTTGAGATTCAAAAGCTTTATGAGCAGCTTTTACAAGCTCTTTAGTTTCATCAGATAAAGCGTCATAAGCTTGAGTTTCTTCTTCAGCTAATTCTTTACGAGACTTTTCAAATTGTTCATCTATCTCTTTATTAAGTTTTTCAAAAGCTTCTTTAACTGATTTATCTTTAATCTTATCAGCTTTCTCAAGATGTCTATTTACATAGTTAGCATAATCATAAATATCAAGTTCATCAGAATAACTTTGTTTACGAATATTACCATGCTTATCTACATAACTACTATATTGAATACCATATACAGAGTCAATATCAAAGTCAGAACCAGTCTGAGAAACCCAATCATCAGGAACAACAATAGTAGAACCTTGAGCATCATCAAGTAAACCAACTACTTTCATTACACAAACAGATTGTTTACCCTCAGTTGGAATACGATAACCAATAAGAGTATCAAGACCAGCAGCTTGAAGTTCTTTAAGAAGTTCTTCTTTGCTCTTTTTATAAGTACCATCAGCATTTTTAGCAAAGCCAAAATTACTAGCAGGAAGCATTATTTCAATATAGCGTTCGCCATTTGGATGATACTTTAATTCTTTAGAATAACTAACTTGGTCTTTAGTTGCTTTAAAACCAACATTAGTAATCTGAGCAGCATGAAAACCAGGAAGAGTTTGACGAGTAATAGCTCTATTAAATACAGATTGGCTAACACTTTCAAGCTTAGTAATAGCGTTACTAAGAATCATAGGCATATTAGCATTAGGTCTTCCAGTAATAGGATTAACAGCTTGCTCAGCAAGAGTTACATAATCCATCATATTACTATCAAGACCTAATCGCATACACTCTTCTTTCAACTTATTAAAGAATGTATGATAATCTATACCTTTAATAGTTCCATCTGCTTCAAAAAGAATATTACCATTAGCGTCTCTAGGAATACTAAGTTCATTAGCAAGATTATTAAATGAATCTCTAATATTAGCACTATAAAGTTTAAAGAACTCTTCTTTCTTTTTATAAAGAGGACTATTAACTGGAATATTATCAACAATTTTCTTCATAATTTGAATACCAGCTTTATTTTCGGCATTCATGTGTTGAGGAGTTTCTTGCTGAGTATAAAGATGATTATAATCATACTCTTCAACATAGTCTTTAGCATGAGCATTAAAATCATCAATATGTTTTTGTGATACTTCTCCAGTCTTACTATCAAAAATTTCAAGTACTCTAGCTTTACCAGCTTTACTTGTTTCTTCTGTATTAAGTTGGTCGATACCATTATCTTTCATAAGATTATAAACTTGTTCAAGTTGAGTACCTTTTATAAATCTAGGTACAAGAACAAATTCAGCATTCTTAATTTGACGAGGTACAAATCTCTTAGAGTACTTATCAAAATAATGGTCATAATAGAAGTTCTTTTGTACTTGTACAAAAGTATCAATATCACCAACACTAAGAGGTTCATCATTCTGAATCTTCTTAATAAGAGGAAGATATTCATTAAGTTTTCCTCTACCAGCAATACGACGAACCCATTCTTCAAAAGTAATATAAGATTGAGCATCGTTTACAGTAGTACCTTGATAACCACCTATTAAAGTTCTAGCTTGGTCAATAGTAAGACCAGCATTCTTTACAAGGTCTTTTACAAGACTACCATCTTCAGAAAGTTGTTTACCATCTTTATCAAATGTTGCAACTTTACATTCTTTAGAAGTTCTAATAGTATTCTTAATAGTTACACCTCTAAACTTATTACGTTGTGTAACATTAAGAGGATTTTTATAACTAGCAAATTCAGCTTGAACTCTACTAGTATTAAGTTCACTAAATGCTACATCTACTATTTCATTAGCGTAATCAGTAGTGTAATCGGCAAAACCATAAGGTACTCCACTAGCCTGGTCTTCCTTAGTACGTTTAAGAAGAGTTTGATTATCTTTATAGAACTTAGTATCACCTTCAAATAAGTCATTAAAATTTCCACACATTAGTCTATAATTAAGTACAAAATCAGCAACATTATCATCATTGATAATATTAGCAACATCTATACTTTTAAACTTATCAAACTTTTCAACTTGTTGATTTACATAAGTAGTAATAAAATCGCTAATCATATTAGCAATCTCATCTTCTTGTTCTTTAGAAAGATTTACAGTAACTTCATCACCATTAGCAGTAAAGTGGATATAACCATCTATATCCTCCCCGTAAAGAGAAGGAAACATCTTTTCTAATAACTTCTCTGCTTTGTTATCTATATTACCATCTTTATCAGTAAGTTCAAATCTATCATCGTGAAATAGTCTACCAGTAAAAGTAAGAGCTTTAGTAGTAGGATTCATTTCTACAAAATGTTTATGACCTTTACCTACTTCGTAAACAGCATAAGCTCTTCTAGCACTTTCTTCATCAAATCCCCAATCACCTTTAAATTTAGGTTGGTCAGCAAGTTTAGGATTTTCTTCTTTTTGCCAACGAAGAATCTTACCAGTACTATCAGTTTCAAACCATTGATTAATAGAATGAGCCATGTCTGTAAGTTCTTGTACAAACATGTTTCTATATTGTATATAAAGTGGATGATTAGTATTTATAACTCTATTTACTTTAGTATTACCAATCATACCTGTAACATTAGCTCTACGATTAATCTTAGATACTAAAGATTGATAAAGAGTAGGAGAAAATCTATCACTAACTTTAGTCTCGCTCATACTAGAAATAAGAACAGGTTTAGCGTTAGTAATATAATAAGCTCCATTACTATCTATATCAAGAGTTCCATGAAGTTCATATTTATCTACTTTACCGCTATCATCTGTATATTTATAACCAACAGCAATTTCAGAACCTGATTTATGATTTTTACCTTCAAGAATATTAAAAGGCATAATCTTTCTACGACCAATAGTTTTAGTAGTCAAATCGTGAATCATTTGATTATATTCTTTATTGGTAGTAAGATTAACAAACTTAGAAGTTTTTACTTCATTATCTGCACGAGTTTCACTAGGAATTTCTGTATCAAGATAATTTTCAATAGCTTGATTGACTTCTTTGCTATTTTCTACATTGAAAAGATTACCATACTTTCCTCCTTTAGTCCCATATCTAGCAGCTCTAATAATAAAATTCTTAGGAGCATCAGAAGGAACACGCATGAAATAATTAGCAAAATCAATATCGTATTCATTCTTAGAAAGATAATCGGCTTCTGTATTTACAAAATTAGCAATAGCACTATAGATATAATCCATTTTACTCATACCAGAATAAAGTACATTCTGACCAGTATTAGGATTACCAGCACCATTAAACAAACTAACATTAATCAAATCTTTAGCATATTCTGTAGGAACATACTTATCTCCAAGTTTACGGAAAAGACCAAATACTTTAATTTTTCCATCAACACCGCGTTGCTCAAGAAGAATATTACTAAGATTATATTGATTACCTTTTTCTTTAGAATTAACACGGAACTTTTCATTACCATATTGAATAAGAGCTTCAGGAGAAAGCTTACCTTCAGCATCAACAGACATTTCAGTACCATTAATAGCATTCATAAGATAAGTAATCATAGAACTATTAATAATATCAGAACTTTGATTACCTAGAACATTCTTAGAATTAAACTGAAGAGCAACAGTAGAATAAGGTTCTATATCAGTAGCAAAACTATTAGCAGCAGCTACAGCAGTAGCAGGAATAATTTCAGTATGTAATGGAACATAAGTTTCATTATCGTCATGTTCTTCTCTATTCCATTCTCTTTTATGCTCTTGTTCTTCACGAAGATTATCATTTGCTTTAGTAGAAGCGTCACTAATATTTTTCAAATGTGCAAGAAGATTACTAGTGTTAATATCAATATCAACACTACCATTAGTTTTATTACCAATAAGATAATTTCTTACAGCATTGGTATCCATATCAGGATAATAAGCTTTAAGAGCTTTAGTTAAATTAGAAACAATATCAGCAAATGCAGCATTACGTCTAATCTCATTTTTAGCAGAAAGTTTATATCGTCTTTTAGCACTTTCTACAGCAGAACGAAATACTTCAATAGCATTTGGGTCAACATTAAGTGTAGTATGCTTTACATTATTTTGAAAACTAAATATAAGAGATTGTCTTCTATTAGATTCTTTATTAGAAAGTACAGCTCTAACTGTACCATCAGATTCAGTTCTAGTTTCAGTCTTAGGCATAATAGTCTTTACAAACTGACTTCTAAATCTAATAGCAAAATCTCTATTAGTCTTTAAATCCTCATAAAGTTTAATAAGACCAGACATCTCTTTATTCTGTTCAGCAATAGTCTTAATACTATTAATAAAACTAGTAATATTATCTCTACTTATTTTAGATATAATAGCAGCTGTTACTTTCTTACCATCAATAAAATCAATAGTACCAAGTTCATTACTTCTATCATAATTATATTTACCATCAATTTTATTAATATCGTTAAGCTTAGGAATAGTGAAAAGTATCATACGAATATCTTCATCAATACCTTTCATAAAATTACTTCCCATACCACTGTTATCATCCCATCTAGCAGTAGTACCGTCTACATCAAATTCTTTATTAAAGTCAGCAAGTTCGTCATTTTCGTTACCATTAAGAATAGATTCCATTTCACTATCTAAATCTACCTTCTCATCAATAGCTTCATCAGACTTAAAACGAAGCATACCTAGACGACTATCACCAGCATAAATAGAATTAAAGAAAGAAACTTTATTAAGAATCATTTCTTTAACCATAGCATAAAAGTTTTTATCTTCTCTACTAGCATTAGCAAAAACATCATCTGTTTTTTCAAAATCACCATCACTAGTAAATCCAAGAATTTGATTAACTAAACCAAGTATTTCTTTATTAGTAAACTTTTGACCTTTATTTTCAAAGTACTTTTTAGCTACTTGAACTGCACCAAAAGATACAACTCTATTAGCATAAAAATTAGCATTGTTATTATCTTTATTAAATTTACCTTTAACTACATCGTTAGCAAAGAAAGTAAGTATATTATTACCTATAACTCTATTTGCCATAACTTTAGCTGTAGTACTAGTATAACCAAATCTAGTAACAATATCATTAAACTTAGATTTAGTAGTTTGAGCACCAACACTAAAATGTCTTGAATTATAAAATTCAAGAGCTTCTTGAGCAGTATCGTTACCTAAACGATAATCATCAAAATCTTTAGTAAATCCAGTCTTGGATTCAGGGTTATAAACTAATGTAGTTATAGCATTAAACTTAACTACATCATTACCACAAAGTTCTTTGAGACGGGTTCCAGTCTCAGTACCTAAAAAATCTTTAGGTGTAATAGGACAATTAGCCATAATTATATTATTTAATTAAACAATAAAGTTCTAGAGGATTTTAAATTCTCCTCTAGAACCATGAAATTTATTCTGTGAATAATCTATCGACAAGATATAGAAAACTCGCCACTCTCAACCATATCGAACATACGAGATTGTTCGTCCATTGGAAGTGCCCGGACTGCTGAGTATAACGAAGAAAAACTGCTTAAAGTTTTATCATCAACACTACTACCCATATTAAGTAAATCATCAAGTTCATCTTCATCAACTAAATCATTACCTTCTGTAATATCTGAAATATTATCATCAGCAGGAACTTCTTCAGGAACTTCTTCTTCAGGCTTAACTGCATCTTCTTTAAATTCAAGAGTACCTTCAACAGGAACTTTAGTTTCTTCTTTGATTTCAGTCTTAGGAGTAACTTTATTTTCTTTGAATTTATTAGCAAGAAGATTAAACTCTTTAGCTCTAAGAGATTCATCTCGAATTTCAATACCAAACAGTCTACTTATGAACTCCATAATCTTTTGCCAAAGACTACTAGTTTTACCTTTATGTTCACCTTCAACTCTAACAGAATTAAGATAATCCATAAGACCTTTAGAAGTAAGAGATTCTACAATGAACTCTTCAAGTTGAGTATCTGGTCTTGTACTAAACTTTTCAAACTGATATTCTTTAATATGAGTAAGATAACTACGAAGAGCATCTATATTAGCAGCTTTATTATTAAAGCGAGCATTAATCTCATCGAAAGTATTATCGTTAAGATTAGCTAAATCTGCATCAATAGCTTTAACAAAGTCATCATATATAGTTCTAAGCTTTTCTCTAAATTGCTTAGGATTTCTACTATTATTGATTTGACTATGTAGTTTTTCATGGATAAGAACACGAACTGCATCATCACCAGCAATATTAGCATCAACAGTTCTACTTAACCAATCATTACCTACAACTATTTCTTCGTTTTCTGAATCATAGTAAGCTAAAGCATTTTTGTTTGCTTCATCGCTTTCTCTAAACTTTTGTATCTTATCGTCATCAAAGATAAAGTTTTCAGGGAATATAGCATCAGTTACTCTATTATATTTTTTAAGTTTAACTATTTTACTAAGAGAATCTTTAGATTTCTCGCTAAGAAGATACTCAGCAATAGTTTCACCTTTATTAGCAATACTATCATTATTAATAATACTATTTATAGCATTACGTACAACAGTTTGTGGAGTATCAGTAGGAGTTTCTTCTACTACATCTTCTACGGGGCGGCTTTCAGAAGTATTAAATATATCAATCTGAAGAGTTTGATTACTACCTATTTTATCAACACCAACAGCTCTATAGTTAGAACTATTTTCTTGTTCCAAATCAACACGAACTAAATCATTGTCAATAAGGAATTGACTATAAGTACTATTATTAATATCAAAAGCATTCTTTCCATTATATGCTGGAATATTAATATGAAAACCTGTCTTATCTCTACTAATAAATTTATTTTTAGTAGGAAGATTAGTATTGTTATCACCATTAAGAAGACTAGAACTTATATTAATTTTAGCACTAGCTTTAATATCTTCTATTAAATCAGATACATCATCAAACTTATAAAGCTTTCCATCTTTACGTTTAATTACATTTGGTGCAGCATTAGGGTCTTTAGCACTACGAGCAAAGAATGTATATTCATTACCGTTAGCTTTAAGAACTAAATTACCATTATTCTGAACAACAATAGAATTACCTAAAGACAAAATAGCATTACGTCTAAAATTAAATATATCATTAATAAACTCTCTAACTTCATTCCAATCATCAAGAGACTTAACATTAGCAAGTCTATCTTCTAATTGAGCAGTAACAGAATCTACTAAAGAATTAAGTATTCTATTTTCAGGAGCATTAACTTTCTCTCCATTACGATAATAAGTATCACCTATATAAACTCTAGGAAATGCTGCAACATAATCTATAGTACCATTAGTATTAGGAAGAGCTAAGAATGTTTGTCCATTAGCACTATTATAACCAGTATACTTTTGAGTACCTAGTCCTGAAACAGCTACATAACCGTTAAAAGTAGCACCTATATAAGCTTCACTACTATTACTAAGAACTTCTTTTATTGGACGAGCTACATCTTTAGAAGGTCTAGTTTTTCCATCAGGAGTAAGTTCTTTATTATGAGCACGAATTACTTCACCTTTAGAAAGAATATTAACTCTAGGAGTATAAACTCCATTTGCTACATTTCTAGCAATATTAATTTCTTCTCTAAGTTTGTCATAATATGTATCAATACTATCAATAAGAATATCATTATATTCTCCAACAGCTACATTATTTGTAGGTTTTACTTGATAACAATATCTCCAAAGTTTAGCAAGACCATTAAGAAGTTTTTCATAATTAGGATTTTCAACGTCTCTAACATAATGATTACTAACTGCACGTTGTATTCCTTTATGAGAAGCAAAATCACTAACTAATTGCTTATATTCATCTTTAGATAACTTATCAAAAGCTGCTCTATAAACAATATCATCAAGAGTTGAATAATCTATTCCATCAATAGTATCTCTACTAAGAATGTCTTTAATAAATTCCTTAACTGGACCATCAGGAGTATTATTATCTCCAGCAATAGTATGCATCCAATCATCAGCAGGTCTAACATAAAGACCTGTACCTTTATCAATATCAGCTAAAGCTTGCCAACCTATAGTAACACCGTTATGTTTATAAAGAAGAATAGTGGTATTAGTTTTATTCTTTTTATTAATTTCAGTTTCAAGAGCATCATTAGAATTAACTAATTTAAGTTCTTTCTGAGCAGCTTTAATACCATCTTCGTCAGTCACTTCAGATAAGTCAAGTTTAACTGTAGTAATAAGACTTTGAGCACCAAGTTCTACACTACGAACATAACTACTCTTATGTACATTACGTAAGAAATCAACTTTATCTATTTCTTCAACATCAGTTAAAACAAATTTATCTTTAGCAGCTTCACTAGTAAGATAATCTTTAAGAGTATTATAAAATATCTCAGGAGCACCAGTATATTTAGATTCTTGCTCTATATATCTAAGTATATCTTCAAGTCTACCATAGTATTTTCCATTACGCTGAACCATCTTTGTATTCTTAGCGTAAGTATTAAGAAAATCATCAGCAGCTTTAATAAATTCTCCAGTAAGATTATCAAGCTTCTGGGTTTCTACAGAAACAGTTTGAAGATATAAATCTGCAACAGAAGAACCAAACATAGCTTTAGCCTCATTAGCATAATCATCTACATATTTATTAACTTCATCACTATCAAATCCTTGAGAAATAAGAGCATCTTTTTGTTTACTAATTACTTCTTCTACATTAATATTATCATCCATCAAAGCAGCCATGATATTACGACTAAGTTCCATATTTAAATCTGTTCTTTCGTCCATATCAAGGTTAGCGATAGTTTTCTTAGTCTCAGTAGCAGGAGTACTTGGTTCTTCTTTTTCATTACTTTCCTCAGCACTAGCAGCAGGAGGAGGAGTTGTTTCCTCAAGCCCCCCCGTAGAAGATGTGGTAGCTGAATCACTTTCCTCTTCTTCTTTACTTTCTTCCTCTTGTTTAGCTTGTTCATCTAGAGCTTTTTCATAAGCTGCTACATCAGCTTCTGTACCTAATAAACCTTTTTCAAAATCAAGAACATTACCATCATTATCAACAGTAATATAAGGATTATGAACAAGTTCAATATCATCTTCATTAGCAAGCTCTGCATTCTCAAAAAGATTATCATCATGCCAAGCATGTCTACCATCATTAGATATAACTTCATACTGATTATTTTCTCCAGGTACAAGAGTAAAACGACCATCATCTTCACTAGTTATTCTAGTAACGTTTCCATTATCATCGAATGACAAATTTTGTGACTTGTTCGCATCGAACTTTGGCTTAGCCTTTTCCTTTTTAGAATTGCCCTGTTGCGTATTTCCTTGCGCCTGAGAGCTTTCAGGTTGTGGTGCTGATTGATTATCAGTCGGGGCAGGTTGAGGCGATTGTGGCGCATTATTTTGCGTACCTGACTGTTCCGGTTCACCTTGAGGAGCAGGAGTTGGATTAGCAGCTGGAGCAGGACTAGGAGTAGGAGCAGGAGTTGGATTAGCAGCTGGAGCAGGACTAGGAGTAGGAGGAGGAGTATTACCATTTGTAGTAGTACTACTTGTAGTATTTTCAGGTTCTTCTTCTCCGTCATTAGCTTTATTTCTAGCAGCTTTAATCTTAGTTCTAAGAATTAAAGTATCTTGAATTGTATTAGCTAATCTATAATTAAGACCGCTACTAAGATGAAGAGCATCAAGACTTTCTTTAAAAGCTTCTCTTTCTTTATTAGTCATAAAAGAAGTAGCATCATCAAAATTATTTTGTTCATCATTAAAGTAAGCATCTACAGCCGCACGAATATTACCATTTTCCTCATCTTTATATTTATCAGCTAAATCATTAATATAACTATAACTAGTGTCAATAACTTTCTTACGAGCTTCATTCATAGTGTTTTGTTTATAACTAAGTTCAGCAGCAAGGTCTGTTTCATTATTGACAACTTGAGCTTGGTCATATCTACGAGAAAGTTCAAGTTCAGCTTGTTTAAGAATAAGGTCAGAAAGTTTAACACCAGTACTATTCTTTTCTTTATCTGCTTCTTTAATAAGATTATTAATTCTAGTTATACTATTATTAGCATTTTGAATTTGATTAAGTATATTAGTAGGACTATCAAATTCAGCAAGTCTTTTTGGAAGACCATTTTCTTTAGCAAATCTTTCAAAATTACGAACAATAATTTCGTCTGTAAGTTGAATACCTTTTTCATCAACACCACTAAACAAGTCATCATAAGCTTTAGCTAAAGGGTCTTGACTATTACGTCCAAGATTACCTTGGTCGTCTCTTTCACTGGCAAGCATAACAGCAGTTGTAAGACGAAGCTCATCATTAGAAAGCATATCGCTATACTCATTAATAGTACGATTAATATTATCAATAGCTACTTTATCACTAATAGTTTTACGATTCTTAGCTATAAGTTCTTTCTTTCTAGCATACAAATCACTAATCATATTAGTTACAAGAGCATGACGAACAGCAGCTTTTACTTGCTCATTGGTATAATTTTGACCAATAACTCTTCTAATGTTTTCTTCATTAAGAACTGTGTTTATAAGATTATCTGCAACTTGTTCTTTATTTTTAGTATTTGCTATTTTTTGATTATAAACAACATTAGCACTAGCTATTTCTTGAAGATACTCAATAGGAACACGGTCTGGTTCTTTTTTATTATGATTTCTATTTTGAACAATACCTATAAGACCTGAAAGTTCTTTAGTATATGCGTCCATAACAGCATCAACTTTAGCAACATTATTAGCTTGAATTTGTTTAGATTCTGCTTCATTTACTACACCTTTTTCTACCATAGCTTTACGAACTTCTTCACTTTGTAAGAATGATTTTAAGTAATCAAGATTACCATGATGACCAGCACGTAATGCTAATGTAGTAATAAAGTCATTTTCAGCAGCTTCTTTAGCAGCTTGACTTTCTTCAGGAGTAGTAAATTCTTTATCGTTATCAAAAGGATTTTTTCCATCATTGATTTTATTCATCCTTTCGATATAAAGATTAGTATCTTTTCCCCAATGAGCAATATCAGCTTTACGAGACTTAGTTTCTCCAAGTTCACTAATACTAAAAGGTGAAGACTTACCTTGTTCGCCAGTAGTTTTATCTTCTTTTTTATTAGCTCTATCTTCAAATGTTTGTCTAATACGTCCAAAACCACTACCTAAATGATGAAATACAACACCACCTAGTACACCCCAAAAAGCAGAGTCAGCAAGTCCTCCACTTTTTAAATACTTTTGAAGACGATTATCAAAAGGAGAATGGTCAGCATCTTGTTCATTAAGAAGAAGTTTACCAACATTCATACCTTCCATTTGAGATATATAGTTAACACTTTCTTCAATACCTTCACTAAGTTCTCCAGCTATTACAAGTTTCTCAGCTTTAGCATGGTCTTTAATCCACCAACCAGCTTTCTTCATCTTACCTATATTAGCATAGTATTTTTCAAACTCTTCAGCAGTTTTACCAACTTTAAGTTTTTCTAATCTTGCAGCTCGACTTACAGCAGCACTACCAGCATCAGAATTTCTAATACCTTTCCACATGTTACGAAGACCGTACATTTGAATAACATCAAATACTATATTACTATAGTTCATAAGGAAATCTGTATCAGCAGACTTCTTAGCAATACGTCTTGCAACAGCTTCTTTATCATTAGTATCAGTATCTTGAAGTAGTTCAGGATTCTTATTAACAAAAGCTTGATATTGTTGAGCATTCATTTTACTAAGATTATCATAAGCTTCATCATACATATCTTTATATACACTTTGAGCTTCTTGATAATTCTCCATAGTACGTTGTAAAAGAGCAATTCCTCCAATACTAGCAAATCTACTAGCAGCACTTTCTACGTCAGAACCAACAATAATACCATTACTACCAATAATTTTATTAATACCTTTTTGTAAAGCATTAAGTTCTTTATTAGAAGCTATAGCTCTATCTATACCAGCAATACCTTTAATGCCGTTTCTAGTCATACTAGCTAACTTAGAAGTTTTTGCGAGTTTACCAAGATAACCAATACCTTTAACAATACCAGTACTAGGAAGAAGTAATGTTAAAGTAGACATTACACTAGGTGCATTACTAGTCCACCATCCCCAATTTGTAAGACCTCCATTATAAATATCATTACGCTCTGGGTCACTATATATTGGAGCAACTTCATTTCTAAAGTAATCTTGCCACTCTTGAAGTTTATTACTAATAGGATTTTGATAATCTCCATCAGATTGAAATATACCATTAGTAATAGCATCAAACAAATCAGGTACAGCTTTAATTGTACCAAGAATTGTTTCACTAACAAGAGCTTGACCTAAAGAATTAAATGTTTTAGCAAAATTTGATTGAGCTTCAGCAAGTTCTTTATCAAGATTAGGAGCAACTTTGTTTGGAGTAATGCCATAATTAATATATTTATTAGCATTATCGAAAACAAAATTATTAGGATTTGCATTATAAAAAGAATCAACTAATCCTCCTTTTTGAGGACTAGTTGTAAGTATAATTTTAGGTTGATTATTTTTCTTAGACTTAGTCCAAAGAGGATTAAGTTCTTCATAACCACCTTTAGATGTAATTTGAGTAGTATCCATATTGTTGTATATTAATTGTTATTATCAAAATAACCAATAGAATCAAGAATATAATTTCTAATAAGAGTATGTTTATTTTTTAAATATTCAAGTTCAAGAGTATTATCTAAACCTTGACTACTAAGAAGTTTTGCTCTTTCAGCTGTAGCATTATAAAGTTCTAATGTAGCAGCATTAGCCCAATTACTGACTTCATTGACAATATTTTTATTTCTTACAAAATTACCATCTTCATCAAAAAATGTTTGATTTGCAGAATCAATAAAATCGCTAAGTATCTCAGCACGATTAATCATATCTTGAGCTTTAGCTTTACTAATAAAACTTTTAGTACCATTTTTATGAAGAAGATAAGCTTCATTAGCTCCGACATCAATACCTAATTCTCCACCTTCACTATCTCCTAAAGCAGGAATAGTATATCTATATCCATAATATTCCATTCCATTAAGTTCTTTAAGAGCACGCATTTTAGTATCACGATTAAGACTTTCTTCAACAGAACCTTTAAACAAATCTTCTACAAATATGCTAGCTTTTTTAGTAATAGGATTACCATCTTTATCTTCTTTAGGTAAAATAGTAATCATAGTACCACTTTTATTGCCCATAATAGCAGCACTAAATCTTAGTCTATTACTACCTATAGCATTAGCAATAATATCATTAAGATTATTTCTATCTTCGGTATTATACTGAGTCATAACTGTAGTATCATCGCCATTTGCAGCATAAACATTATATTGAGTTAAATCTGCACCACTAAGAAGATTTTCATAATGCTCTTCAATTTCTTTCTTATAAATATTATAAGATTGAGCATCAACTAAACCTCTACTAAAATCAGATTCAAGTTTAGCCATACCAGCACCTAAACTGCCACTTACAGTAGTAGACATAACAAAATCTTTTGTACGTTCTTTTTCTTTAGCTGTAAGTTCATTGTTTATATTTTTAGTTGATTGTATTACATCATCTAAAGCTCCAAATTGGTCACGAATCCTACTTTTATTTCTTTGTAAATTCTCTTGATTAGCAATAGCTTCATTTTCAAATATAGTACTATTATAAGCAAAATCAGGATTTACAAAATTATCATCAGAAATACCTCGTTCATTTATAGTTAAATCTTGGTCCATAATACCAAAAGTTTGACTAATAGATTTAGCTATTTTATTATTTTCTCCCCAAGCAGCAGAACCTGATTCTGTATAAGTTTGATTACCATTTTGAAGTTTAAGAAGTTTACCGTTTCTATCAACACCGGCAAGCTTAAATCGTTTTTCTCCTCTAACACCTTCTTGAATAGCTTTATTTCCACTACCAGGAACATGATTAGTATCTACATTATGTAGAGCCATCATAGCTTTATAGAAATTAGGATTATCTTTACTTATAGTAAGTCTAGTCTTACCATTAATAGTTTCTTGTTTAAATCCTAATTTATTAAAAGCAGCTTTACCTTTAGCATCATCTGAATAACCCATATTAGAAAGGAATTGTTGAAAACCATCAAAACCATAATCTTCATCTTTAGCTAACCAATCAATATTACCACCAATTCCAACTAAATCCATAACATTAGATACACCAGGAATACGAGCATAACGTTTAGTTTTAGCACCATCAAACTCTATAGCAATACTAGTAGCATCAGTTCCAAATAAATTATTAACAGCATTAACGTAACGCTTATAATATTTATTCTTTAAATCTAATGGAGTACCAGCATCCATAGCAGTTTTAAAAGCAAGAGCTTGTTTTTGGTCTTCATTAGCATTATTCATCATACCATTATAAATTCTTCCTTTATTACGAAGAATTTTAATATTGTCAAGCATTCTAGCTTGTTGTTTCTTATCTTTAAAATATGATTTAGAAGCATAATTAGCAGCTCCGTTATAATCATTATTATTAAGAAATTTATTATAAGTTTCAAATTCAAAAAGAGCCATAATTTTATATGTTTAATTATTTTGACCAGGTTTACCTTTTACATTATCATCATCGTTATAATCAGTAAGATAAGGATTACCACCATTATTACCACTTCCATTACCTTTAGTAGGAACATAGTCATCTTTAGAAGTTGTATCAACTTTAGTATTACCAATTCTACTAAACGTAAAGTTCTTAATAAGATTAGGATATTTTTTAAATAAAACATCTACATAATCTCCAGTTACAATACCTCTATCATTAGTAATATTAGACATATATTCTGCTTTCTTACTTTCAAGTCTAGCTAATTCATTAGCATCAGTGGTTTCAGCTATTTGTTTGTTTACTTCTTTAAGAAGAATATCATTAACCATATATTCTTGTTCAAGACTAGCTTTCCATTTAGGATCATTCTTAATAACATCAGTAAGTTGAGTTTTAACTTGCTTGTAAGTAAGAGCTGTTCTACTAGAACCTCTAACTCTTTGAAAACCACTACCTTTACCTTCAGCAGTTTTAGTAGAATCTCCTGTAGTTTTAGAACTTTCTGTACTACTTATACCAATCATAGCTACAGCATTTTTCATCATAGCAAGATTGTCTACTTCTTCTACTGGTGTCCAACTAGCTTTCCATTCAGTACCTCCAACTATATTTCCTTTATCGTCATAAGTATCTTCATAATGATATTTATTAGATAATGTCCAAGCTTGTTTAGTAAGGGAACTAATATTACCGTTATTATCCACAGCTTGTTTTGCTTTTTCGTATTGTTCATTAGCTCGAATACGACCCATAACTTCAGGAGAAGAAGTAGCACTTCCGGCAAGTTCAGTAGCAACATCTAATGCTCTACTATAATCACCATATTGAGCAGCATCATTAATCTTTTGTTCAATACGTTTAGCATAATCGTATTTCCATTTATCCTCAGCAGCATTAAGTTTTAATTGACCAATAGCGTTTGTAATAGCAGACTTTTGTTGAATTGCTTTATCAGAACGCTCATCAATTTTATTTAATGCTTGACTAAGAGCTTCAAGATTTGAACGAACTGGTATACGTTGAGGAACATATCCACCTATAGTAATACCACTTTGATTGTTTTTATAAGCCATAATATTATTATTTAATTACTGATTACAAAAATAGTAAAACTTCTGATAGTAATAGTACTATCAGAAGTATTTATATAATATTAATTTATACCATATTTTTGTCTTTGTTTAGGAGACAATCTAGACAAATAGAAACGTTTAGTTCTATCATCTTTAGAAGTTCTATAAAGACTAGCTATAACGTCAGGAGATAAATCAAAATCCATTTCAGAAAGTCTAGTAGGAGTAGCTTCTTTACTAGAAGCAATCATTGCACGTCTAGATTGGTCATCTTCATAAGCAGTTCTACCAGCAGTCCAGAAATTAGTCCAAGCTTGAGACAATCCACTAAGACCAACATTAAGAGCGTCACCCTTAGCTTGAATAGCTTCATTCTTAATTCTAGCAATCTCACTTTGACGAGCAAGTTCATTCTGTATATTCTGTGCTGCAACAGTTTGTTGATTCTTAGCATCTTCTGTAAGCATCTTGTTCTCTTCATTCTCTTTAGTAGCCAAAAGTTTACTAAGATTAGAAAGAGCATCAAGATTAATAGCACTACTTCTATTAAGAGCAGCTACAGAACTTGAAGTATTATTGAAAGTTTGTCCAGTAAGTCTATCTCTATAACGTTTAACCTCTTCTATTTCAGGGTTAACATTATAAGTTGTAGGTAATTTACTAGCTTGAATAATAGGTGCTCTATCAGGAAGAACATATTTACCAGCAGTATTATAATTTACAAGACCTGTACTTAATGCAGCAAGAGTATCAATACCTAATCCTAAATAATCTCCACCACTAAATATAGTACGACTACGATTATGTCTTTGTGGAATATAAGGAGTTTCATTAGCAGGGTGATTAATGATATTCATTGCATCATTATTTGGTTTCATAAAAGTAGGCTTAATTCTCTTAGCTGTAACTGTTACTTCACCATTGCCTAAAACACTACCACCATTATAATCAGAATCATAATCTGGAGCATCATAAATAGAAGTATAACGTTTATTGTAAGGAACAAATATACCAGTATCAGCTTTAGGTCTAATACCTTTTACGGGGCGGCTACAACTACCTAATAAACTCTTCTTTCTAAGACTAGGATATTTACTATATACTTTACTTCTAACATCACTTCTTCCATGAAGACCAGCAAGTCTTAAAGCATCAATAGCATCAGCTTTAGTTGGAATAGGATAACTTCTACCACCACCTGCAAAATCTTTAGATGATATAGAAGGATATGGATGTTTAGAAGAACCTCTATCTTTAGAAGTTAAACCACCATTTCTAAGTTTACAACGACCACCAAGACGATGTTTT